GAAGAGTTGAGGGTGTCTTCAAACTCTTCAAATTCAAATTTCAGAACTTATGCATTCTCAGACATTTGGATTCCAGAAAGCCGCCGCAAAGAAAATAACGGAGTTCGAAGTAACGCCTCTGATGACGCCCAGAAAAAAAACTATGAACAAAGAAAGATCGAAAGCGCAGAAACAAGAATTGAGATTGAATATGGGATTGACCCGAACAATCAAATTTTTAAAACCCAAGACGGCAAAGAGATCGCGAAGACCCTCAAGTCGTTGAGATTGGTTATAAATCTTTCTATAGCAAAATACGAGATAGACCTGCGCGACGATGGTTCTGTCGGCATCACTTGTGATTTCATTGGCCGCCTCGACGCCTTGGCAAAAGACCCATCCGCAGGAAATATCCTTCCGAACCAAGAATTCACTAACGAGCAAAAATCCGCTTTTCTGGGAGAACGCCTATCCGCCGGCACAACAGTGTCCACGATCCAACGAAGGTTAATAAAAATGGAAAAAGAAGAGATGGAGTTTTTACAGCAGCAACACAGAAATCCCCACCGTTATTCTGCTGAAACCATCGCCGAAAGAAAGGAAGGATATCACAAAATGAGAAAGGAACTCATAAAGCAGAGACAAAGGCTAACTAACACTTTTGACCTCAATACCGGCACCAGCGCTGATGCCCAAAACGCATACCTCAAGGAAATGGCCGCAAATGAATTTAGCAAAATAAAGCTTTATCGAACCATCTTGAATGGTCTTTTAAAAAAGGATTGTGTTAACACCATTGTCATTGATCCAAATAATATCGCTTTAACTCATGAAGAATTAAAGACCAAGAGCAGCGCACTGCAAATCGTCCACAATCAGGAAATGACCAACGAAGAAAAGGCCTTCACCCACAGCAACGAACAAGGCGTTCCCGCCTCAAAGCAGGAGCTGGTTAACGAGTTCGATATCCTCTCCAAGAGGCTTAAAAAAGATATCTTTCCCAAATACACCTCGGACGCATATCTCATAAGGTTCTTCTACTTTGGAGACTTAATAGATGTTGTTTTAGATAATATGTACGAAGGATCCGGAAGAGATCGCAGCCTCGATATCCGCACCATTTTGGGCCCGATAGAGATACGCAGAAATGTTTTTGATTCTAGCAAGTTTGAAGGAGTAATACAGTTTCTAAGATCCGGCGCCATCGTAGTTGGTGATAGTTATGGTACTTATGATCCCACTGCCACCCGCGAGACAAAAGCGGCCATCGATCAAATCGATAACAAGAGTACGTCCAATAACGCAAACCCCACCAAAGCCACCCAGACTTTAATTGCAAGCCTCGCAGATATCCCAATCTCCTTAAACCTCTTCCTAAGATGGTTTTCCGAGATTGTCTCAAACAAGGGTATTTTTGGAAAATCCTTCAAGAACTTCTTGACTGAGGCAACAAACCAACTTATTGTTGCAGCCCTACAACAAGAAAGTTCCCGCCTTCTTTTGCCAAAGCAGGTGAGAAAGGTTAAAACAGTAAATTGGGAGTCTCATACAAAGCCCAACATGGCAGACCCTTTTGGGTTCATCAACAAAGAAGATAAAGGCCTCAAGATTGAGGGCAAAAACGCGCAGAGGATAAAAAAGTCCAAGAAAGGCACTCATCTGGAGCAACTAAGAGCCGATATAATCAAGAATATTGCCTTCGCCGGCGGCGCCAACACAAGCGAATACGTCCTCATCTACGCAGAATCAAAGCAATCAACCCGTAAATATAACGGCTCTCCAGATCAATATGCCGCTGACCTTGACGATAACGTCTATCATCTGTCCCTCGGACGCGACGTCGGCGTTGTCAAAGACATTAAGTTATCCGCGCCAACATCTGCAGAATTTGAAGCTATGCAGCTCCAAAAAGCATCAAAAACCGACGGCACAATTAAGACAAAGAGGATCTACAACGCCACCGTAACCCTGTATGGGGTTACTTTTTTCCGACCAGGTCAAATGATCTTCATTGAGCCGGCCGCATATGGAGACTTGGACAATTTAAAGGCACACGGCTTGTGTGGTTACTATACTATTACATCCATTTCAAGCAACTTCACAGTGGGGAATTTTGAAACCACACTGGTTTGTTCGTGGTTTTCGGAGGGATAAAGAAGTGAAAACGACAAGAGGGAATAATAATTTATCATCAAAATACTCTTATCTTCAGCGAGAGTTGTACGAGAAGGAAGTAAATGAATTCCTTCAGTCTAACCCACAGATCTCCTTGATCGACCTGCGTTCTAAGACTCTGTATGGTAAGGTTGATCTTGATAACAAGATTGTTGTACCAAGATTGGAATATCTTGTTTCGTATAACGGAACCACCCACGTCATGCCGTTTGTGTCGAACGCATTGACCGACCTAGCAGCCCGTTTTCAGAAGAGACAAGAGCGAGGGACCATGCGAAAGTCTGGACCATATGCATCTCTTCAGGTCACACCACGAGAACAGACATGGAAAGAAGAGTATGTTGATTATTTGGCAACCTTGAGGAGCGCCTATTTGCAGGAACTGCGAAGCTCGAAGGTTAAGATGGATAAACTTGCGAACTTCAAAGAGTTTGTGCTAGACTTCATCGATTTCACGTCGATTGCAAGTCCTCGTTTTCCAACTACATTCTCCAAGTTTTATATTTCCAAGATATCCACAGCATTCTCCTCTGGCTGCATCGTTGATCTTAATTCAGAGCAGTATGGTAATGACCACATATCTACTACAAAATATTTTGCTGACGTCAACTTTAAGACGTTTGCACAGGAAGCCCAAAACCACGGCTTCATCCTTGATCGACACGCCCCATGGCGCCTCGTCGCAAATCTGAAATCTGAGCCAATGCAAGAATACATGAAGGCATCCGGTTACGCGAACATGAAGGATGCTTTTGACAATTTATATTTTAATCCCTTTTCTCCCGAATTCTATGAATTGATTAAAATGTTGAACTTTATTTATGCCGAAGCCTTCCAGCCCGGTTCTACATATGCGGAGATTTGTTACAAGAATGGCAAAACCTCGTATTCTCTCAAGCCCCGCGAACACTTCGATCCAACTCTGTTTAATTCACTCGAAGAGATGACCGAATATCTTGGATACCCATTTTGGCTTCGAGTTTATGGCTTCATCAAAGCAAGGGAGATAAATAAAGACTTGACGCAGAGAGAGTTTGATGATATAATAAGAGAATCAGTAGTAATTAATAAACACATTGACACAGATTCAGCCCTAGCTTATATTAACAAAAAATTTAACCCGCTTGAAACACCCACCATTGACCGAAAACCATCATTTGTTTTCTAGGTGATATATGACATATTTCGTCACTTTGGACGATAAAAGAGAATGCGTCGGCATCTACAACGATGGCGAATTGCACTTCAATGATTTTCCAGCCAGCCTAACGCGAACATGGAAGCCTACATTGTCTTTGGCATCAATATCTGCCGACGATGCAGACTTTGCATATCTATATGGACAGGGAGGCACACTCTCAGAGTTGTGTCCAGAGGAACTCAAGCCTCAGTGGAAAGATATAAACAAAAGAATGATTGCATACCAAAGTTCCTTCCGAGAAGCGAAGGTCGACCTGAGTGAAAATTGTTTATTTGACCTCATCCCAATTCGATATTTGACAGAGTTCTGTTACTTGAAGACAGAAATCATTAAGCACGTTTTTAAAACCCGAGAAAAGCCCCAAAATTACGACTTTATGAGGCAACTCTGTGTGTTGCTCACCGAGATAGAGGGGCAAAAAATAAAGCTTAATCTCGCCACCTTAGAACAAAAACTTCATTTGAAGCGAGGAAGAGAACTGGCCAAGGATTTACGCCAAGGAAAGAAGGCTGATTATGTCTCCTATGACGCTTTCAAGACAAAGACTGGAAGACTTTCGGTCAAAAAGGGTTCCTTCCCGATACTTAATTTAGACAAGGAGTTTCGGTGTGTTGTCGAACCAACAAACGATTGGATATTAGAACTGGATTATAACGCTGCCGAATTGAGAACACTTCTTGCTCTAGGAGACAAAGAACAACCATCGGAGGACATTCATCAGTGGAATTCAGGCATTCTTGGCGTATCCAGAGACGAAGCAAAAAAGTCCGTCATATCTTGGCTGTATGGCTCGAAGATATCCGATATTGGAAAAAGACTTTCCGAGATCTACGCAAGAGAAACGATTCTGAATAAACATTATGATCCTGTCCGAGGCACTGTTACAACTCCCTTCGGTAGAGTGATCCCTGCCGACGACCATCATGCACTAAATTATTTGGTCCAGAGTACCACTGCAGATCTGGTGTTTGACCGTATGATCGCGATCAGAGATCTCTTAAAAGATAAAAAAAGCTTCATTAAATTCTGCCTCCACGATTCTGTGGTGATTGACTTAGCCCACGAGGAGAGAGCTGTAATTAAAGACATTTTGAGCATCTTTTCAGCCACAAAATTGGGAGAATTCAAGTCCTCTATTTCCGCAGGGCCCAACTTTGGTGAACTAAAAGACTTTAACATTTAATACTACTCGATCTATAATAGATTAACAGGAGATCACATGATTAACATTATTGGACTGGGCGATATGGGCTGTAAGCTCGCCGACGAATTCAAAAAACACGATAACTACGATGTCTACAAGATCGGCATCGATCTGCCAAAGACAAAGAGATCTCGGGGAGTTAAAAAAGAAAAAAGCCTAGAAAACTACGAGAAGAATGTCCCACCGATGAAACACTTTTTTAAGGAACTCACAGGACGCAGCATCTTCATAGTCAACGGAGGAGAGCCAATTGCCCTCGCATCCCTCAAGGTCCTAGAGCATGCAAGACCTTGGTCCACAGCAGTGGTATATATCCAGCCTGATCTGTCAGCACTCAACAAAGAGAGCAAGAATGCAGAAAACCTTGTATTCGGTGTTCTGCAGGAATACGCACGTTCTGGCGCAATTGCAAAGATGATCATTATCAGCGCAAAAAAGGTGGAAGAAGCAATGGGTCAAGTCCCAATCATTGGTTATGAGGAGACTTTTATTAATTACATCTTCTCTTCCTTGAATTTGATAAACTACTTTGAACATTCCACCCCTGTTTTGAGCGTTGATTCTGACGCTGTTAATTGGTCGAGAATCATGACCATAAGCATGGTGTCTTTAACTGACTCTGCAGAGAAGCCATTCTTTGACTTGCAGGATGTTCGCGAGAGAATGTATTTCTGCGGAATTAATGAAGATGAACTAAGGAATGATAATAAATTATTAACGAGGTTGAAAGATCTCATAGACTCTCAGCGCGAGGGCGACCAGAGAACATCTTATAGGGTGTATTCTACGACTTACGATGAACCACACATCTTCTGTGTCCAGTCTTCTACTGTGATACAGAAACGATCTGAAAGTACTTGACAGTATTGACGATCTGTGGTATAATAATAACAACAAACCAGCACTAGGGGAAATTTGCCCTAGTGACTTTAACAGGAGAAAATAACATGTCTATTGATATGAGCAAAATGCGTGATCGCTTAAACACGCTTCAGACAAAAAGTAACGGAGGATCTTCCGCATTCTGGCGACCATCCGACGGCAATCAGACAATTCGTATTGTTGCCCCGCAAGATGGTGATCCTTTCAAGGATTTCTTTTTTCATTACAACGTTGGTAACAACTCTGGCTTCTTGTGTCCCAAGAAGAATTACGGCGAAGAGTGCGCAGTGTGTGACTTTTCAAAGAAGTTGTACAAAGCGGGTGATGACGAGAGTGTGAAAATGGCTCGCGAACTCACAGCCCGTCAGCGTTTCTTCTCTCCCGTGTTAGTTCGCGGCGAAGAAAACTTGGGCGTTAAGATGTGGGGCTACGGCAAAATGGCTTATGAAACCTTGCTTAACCTCGTGTTGAACCCCGAATACGGCGATATCACTGATATCGAATCAGGAACCGACTTGGACCTCCATTACGGTAAGGCTCCCGGTCAGTCATTCCCTCAAACCAAGTTGACGCCAAAGCGTTCAACCTCTACCGTTTGTGTGGAAGCAACCCCAGAAGCTTGTAAGGAGATTTTGGAAAGCATCCCTGATTTGGATAGTCTTTTCGACAAGAAAAGTTCTGCCGACGTTCAAGCGTGTCTTGACGAATATCTCTCTGATGACACATCTGCCGAATCCTCTTCTAAAGAGACGGCAAAGTTCGCTGCCCAGCAGAGTGGTGCAGCGTCTGTAGATAAGTCCTTCAACGACCTGTTGAACGCTTAACTCAAAACACCCCCGGTAAAACGGGGGTGTTTGTTTTGCGGGAGTAACTCAGTGGTAGAGTGCAACCTTGCCAAGGTTGACGTCGCGAGTTCGAATCTCGTCTCCCGCTCCAGAACTTTAAAACTATAATGGAGGTGCCCCTTGGCAACAAATAGAAAAAACGATAAATCAAAACTAGGCATCAAGGGACTTGCCGCCGTCCTCAATAAAAAGATGGGCATGACCGTGGCTCACACCATGGGCGACTCCAACCCTTCGGAAGTCGTCGATTGGATCCCCACCGGATGTACGTGGCTCGACGGTATCATTCGTCGCGGCAAAATCGCAGGAATCCCCGTAGGACGAATCACAGAAATTGCTGGCCTAGAAGGTTCCGGCAAATCTTATATGGCGGCCCAAGTCGCAGCAAGCGCCACAAAAAAGGGGTTTGAGGTCGTATATTTCGACTCCGAGGCAGCTTTGGACTTTGAATTTTTAAAACAAGCGGGTGTAGAAGAATCACTATTCTTGCGGGTAACACCACAATCAGTTGAAGATATGTTCGAGACAATCGATCTCATTCTTTCTCAGGGTGCAGAAAATACTTTATTTATTTGGGACAGTCTGGCTAATACACCAACTAAATCTGATAATTCTGGTACATTCAATCCTCAAGAAACAATGGCTTTGAAGGCCCGAATCCTTTCGAAGGCAATGCAGAAATTGACCGTTCCCTTGAACGAATCAAACAGTACATTCTTGGTGTTAAACCAGCTAAAGACACACATTCCAAAACCTGGCGACCACATCTCAGCTATGATAGACCCCTACGTCACCCCAGGCGGCAAAAGTATGCAATATGCAGCTTCTTTGAGGATCTATCTTACGGGAAGAAAATCAAAAGCCTCTTACATTCTCGACGATAACGGCTATCGCATCGGTTCGGAAGTAAAAGCACGAATTAAAAAGTCTCGCTTTGCATCTGAAGGTCGAGAGTGTTTCTTCAAAATCCTATGGGGCGATGAAGTTCGCATCCAAAACGACGAAAGCATCTTTGAGGCAATCAGGGGATCCCAACGCCTAAAGAACGCTGGCGCCTGGTACACATTGATTCATGCTGACGGCAAAGAAGATAAGTTTCAATCAAAGATGTGGCTTGATAAGATGAAGGAAGAGAAATTCCGAGCAACAGCCATGGAAATTTTTGAGCAAGAGATTGTTCTTAAGTTTGCAAACAGAGAAGGCCCTGCATCAGAGTTTTATGACTTAGATGCTGACGTTGGCGAATCACAATGACGGAACATCTCGTGAAAAAGCAAAAAAGGTTATTGATCATCGATGGCCTAAACATCTACATGCGAAGCTACATCGCAAACCCTAGTATCTCTACCAACGGCGACCCCATTGGTGGCTGCAAGGGTTTTCTCATGTCTCTACAAAAGATCGCAAGGAACGTCAATCCAGACCGAATTGTTGTTGTCTGGGATGGCAATGGCGGATCCGCCAGAAAGAGAAAGCTCTGCCCAGGATACAAAGGAGGTCGAAAGCCAGTTCGACTAAACAGGGCCGTCAGAGATTTGCTGACTGAAGCACAGGAGCAAGCGAATAAGGCATGGCAATACACCAACACGGTTGATTATCTTGACCTGATGCCAGTGACACAAATTTGCATTAATGGCTTCGAAGCAGATGATATTATTTCTTATGTTAACAGCATGTCCTGTTTCCATGGATACACTCGCATTATCGTATCGACAGATAAGGACTTCTACCAGTGTGTGAGCAATGACGCCATCGCAGGGCAGACTGCGATTTATCGACCCAAGCAATTAACCAAGAAAGCCAAAGAAGCCGCCAAAGAAGCAGGCCTGCCTCCACGCGACTACGAGGTCATCACAGAAAAGAATTTGATTGAATCTACCGGCATTCATCCTTCGAATTTTGTTATCGCTCGCACGATGGAGGGAGACAAGTCAGACAACCTTCCGGGCATCCCAGGTGTCGGATTAAAGACTGTCGCTAAGAAGTTCCCATTTTTGAGGGAAGACAACGAATATTACCTGCAAGATATCTACGAGGAGTGTGAGAAAAACCTTGGCAAAGCAAAAATATATGATACAATATTAGAGAACAAGAGCATCACGGATCTTAACTACCAGATGATGCAACTCGCTGCGCCTAACTTATCCGCGCAAGCAGGAAGGCAGATACAATCGAGAATTAAAAGCCCACTTCAATTCAACAAGACCGCAATTGCCGCATCGATGATCGCCGACGGCTTTGGAACAGGAAATTGGGATGAATTGTACGCCATGTGCCGCCGATTCATAAGCGCACAAAAGACCACAAACACAAAGAGGACAACCAACACATGCAAAAAGATTTAGCAACATTCGCTCACTACGGCAAGTCATTTCAGGAGAAGCTCACAACTTTAATCCTCGATGACCGCCAATTTTCCGATCAAATCGGGGAGGTAATGGATGTTGGCTTTTTTGAGACAAAGTATCTACAGGTCTTTAATCGCAAGATCTTTGAATACAAAGAGAAGTACGGCACACATCCCACCAAGTCAATTATAGAGACAATACTTAGGACAGAGCTTGAAGGCGAGAACGAACTTGTAAAAACTCAAGTTCGTGACTTTTTTGCTAGAACTTTTTCTACCGAGGCAGAACTTAAAGATGCAGATTACGTCAAAGAGAATGCTCTAGAGTTCTGTAAGAAACAAAAGCTCAAAGAGGCAATGATCAAAAGTGTGGAACTCTTGAAAGACAATTCTTTTGAGAAAATCAGAAGTACCCTTGATGACGCACTTAAGTTAGGAACCGATACGGATTTTGGGTATGATTATTTACTGGACTTTGAGAAACGTTTTGAGTTGAGGGCCCGAAACCCCGTAACGACAGGTTGGCAAGAGATAGACGGCATCACCCACGGAGGACTTGGTAAGGGTGAGCTTGGTGTTGTTGTCGCCCCGACAGGTGCAGGCAAATCAATGGCCCTTGTTCACCTCGGAACCCAAGCGATTAAAAAAGGTTGCAACGTCATTCATTACACGCTAGAACTTCAGGACACAGTTATCGGCAACCGATACGACTCTTGCATAACTGGCTACGGCCTTAACGCACTGCATGGCTTGAAAGACGAAATTTACGAAAAAATTAAAGATATGTCAGGCGGCCTAATAATTAAAGAGTACCCAACAAAGTCAGCATCGACACAGACTTTGCGAGCGCACTTGGAAAAACTCCGAAAACGCGACGTGCCCATAGACATGATCATCATGGATTATGGCGACCTTCTTAGGCCCGTGTCGACGCAGAAAGAAAAGAGGAACGAGTTGGAATCAATCTATGAGGAGTTGCGAGGAATCGCACAGGAGTATGAATGTCCTGTATGGACCGCCTCTCAGACAAATCGATCAGGTATCAGTGCAGATGTGATCACCATGGAGTCGATTAGTGAGGCTTTTAATAAATGCTTCGTCGCCGACTTCATTTGTTCCATTTCCCGCACAGCCGAAGATAAACAGGCCAACACTGCTCGTATGTACGTCGCCAAAAACAGAAATGGTATGGATGGACTGGTCTACCCCATGTATATGGATACCAGAAACATCGAACTTAAAGTGCTCACAAACCAAGGAGATACGCCAGCATCCATCGCAGTTATCACCGCAAAAGAGCAGAGAGAAAAGATAAAAGAGAAATATAAAGAGTTTAAAGAAGAACAAAAGTAGGCTATAATGAACAGTGCACACGAAGAGGAGAACGAGATGTCTAAAGTTGAAACCGTTAATCGAGAAACGAAAGAATATTTTGATGGTGATGAACTCGCCACCAATGTTTTTATAACAAAATACGCCCTACGGGACAAGAAGGGGGATTTTAAAGAGACAAACCCCAATGACATGCACATCCGAATAGCCAGCGAATTCTCCCGCATTGAAGCCAAGTTCGGTGGCAAACAATTGAGCAAGGAAACCATTTTTGACGATATCAAGGGTTTTAAAAAGATTGTTCCGCAGGGATCTCCTATGTATGGTATCGGGAACAATTTTGTCAACGTATCTCTCTCAAATTGTGTTGTTGTCGATTCTCCCAAAGATAATATTTCCTCAATCATGGATTCAGGAAAAGACCTTGCTAACCTCTTTAAGCGCCGTTGTGGTGTTGGACTGGACATTTCGAACCTCCGACCCGAAGGTGCTGCTGTCGGCAATAGTGCGGGAACCACCACCGGTGCATGGTCCTTTGCTGACTTTTATTCTTATGTCTGCCGAATGGTAGGTCAGAATGGCCGCCGTGGTGCGTTAATGATCACGATGGACGTGCGTCACCCTGACATCGAGAGGTTCATTGAGATGAAGCATGACCTAACAAAGGTCACAGGCGCAAATATTTCGGTGAAGATCAGTGATGACTTTATGGAAGCAGTCGATGGCGACGAGAACTTTACGCTGAGTTATCCTGTCGGCCACCAACGCCCAAAAATCTCTAAAGAGGTCCGAGCAGTTGATGTCTGGAATAAGATTGTGGAGTCTGCAACGAACACTGCAGAGCCCGGTATCTTAATGTGGGACAACATCACAAAGAATCTGCCAGCGCACGAGTATCCAGCATACAAGACCATCTGCACGAACCCTTGCGCCGAGATTCCACTATCGGCTTACGACAGCTGCAGACTCATCTCTGTTAATCTTAAAAATTTCGTCAAGGAACCATTTACCAGCAACGCTTCTTTTGACTTCGATGACTTCGGTCACACCGTGAGACACGCAATGCGCTTGTCTGATGATTTGGTTGAGCTAGAAATAGAGAAGATTGAGGCAATCATGGCATCTTGCGACACTAAGGACGAGAAGGCCCTGTGGCTCAAACTTCGTGACGCTGCATCAAATGGCCGCCGCACAGGACTGGGCACCCATGGCCTTGCCGACGCCCTTGCGTGCCTGTGCATGCGATACGACAGTGACGAAGCCATTAAGGTAATTGATGTGATCTACAACACGCTTAAGACTGAGGCATATCGAGAGTCTTGCAAGCTTGCAATCGAACGCGGCCCATTCCCACACTTCTCTTGGGAATTAGAGAAGGACAATGCATTCATTAAAACACTCCCAGAAGAAATTAGGGAGATGATAAAAAAGAATGGAAGAAGAAACATTTCCATCTTAACAAACGCCCCAACAGGTTCAGTATCAATCATGAGCCAGACAAGCTCGGGGCTTGAGCCAGTGTTCAGAAACTTCTACACTCGTCGCCGCAAAATTAGCCACAACGACTCTGAGACGCAGGCTGACTTTGTTGACGAGATCGGCGACAAGTGGCAGGAATATAAGGTATTTCACCACAACGTACAGGAGTGGAGAGAAGAAAACGAATTCCACACAGGCGAAACGATAGATGAGATTCCAGACTTCTTTGTTGAATCAGATCAGATCGACTGGCTTCGCAGGGTGGAAATTCAGGAGACAATTCAGAAACATATCGATCACGCAATATCCTCTACCATTAATCTTCCAGCAGGTACGAAGCCAGAGGTCGTTGGCGAACTCTACAGGGAAGGTTGGAAGCGAGGACTAAAGGGGATCACCGTTTATGTTGATGGTTCGCGAACTGGCGTCCTTGTCACAGATGCAAAAGAAGAGTCAGAAGGGTTCGTCCAGCGCGATGCAGCCACAAGACCAGACTTGGTTGAGTGTGAGATCCACCGTACCACAATCAAGGGAGAGAAATGGGTTGTCCTCACTGGTCTTGTGGAAGGAAAACCATATGAACTGTTCGCCGGATTATCTTCTAAAATAACTTTGCCCAACAAACATACTCACGGAATCATCGTCAAGCATTCCCGCAAGACAACCAGATCTATCTACGACTTGGTTCTTGGAGAGGGAGACGACCAGTTGGTTATTAGTGATATCATCAATATATTCGATAATCCCAACAATGCAATCTTCACGCGCATGATCTCTCTTTCCCTCCGCCATGGCGCAAATGTTAAGTTTATTGTCGAACAAATGCAAAAAGATCAAGATACAGACTTTACTTCGTTCAATAAAGTGTTGTCAAGAGTACTTAAGAAGTATATAACTGACGGAGAAAGAGCATCAGATAAAACCTGCCCAAGCTGCGATGCCGACGGACTCATTTATCAGGATGGTTGTCTTGCATGTACTCAGTGCGGCTACGCTAAATGTGGATAAGGAGACAATATCATGGCGAAAAAGAAAAAAGGTAAAAAAGTGAAACCCAAGAATAGGGAATTTAACCCGACCGAAGAGGAAGCTGAAAAGATTCTCACCGCACTCAAAGCACTTTACGCAGACGGCTCCGCCCTCTGGTGCGCAGCCGATGAAGAGAAGTTCGAAGGGATGCCGACAGTTTCCGAACTCACCAGCGCAAGTACTTATGGCGAGATCACAATGCAAGGCGTAACCACCGTGATGAGAAAGTTTGCAAAGAAATTTAAAGATCCCGATTGTGTATTTTATGACCTCGGCTGCGGACTTGGGAGGCTGGTTGGACAGGTAGCTCTTCTTTCCAACGCTAAGAAGTCTATAGGTGTGGAGCTGTGCCCAAATAGGATCGCTGCAGCTAGAAACCTTGCTGACTCCATTACTTTTCCAGCAACAAAGCCAACCTTTATAGAGGGCAACTTCCTAGAACAAGATTATTCCGATGCTACGATTGTTTATATCGACAACACGATTTACCCGACCAAAGTACTGGAACAAGTTTTGTCTATTCTCCCTCCCGATTGCATCCTTATCTATCAGTCTGGGTGGCAATCCCACAGCGTACCAGCCTTCCCAGTGGAGACTACATATAATATAAAATACCGCGAATCAGGTAAGCTTAACACACTTCTTGCTTACCTGGGAACCCACTGCGCATGGCGCCCAGTAAAAGGTTTTGAATTTTAACACAGCATTTTAGTTGACTTTTATACTAGAGTGTGATATAATATGTACAGCCAGACGAGGGTTAAAAATCGCCCCATGACATTCAAAGAAGAGTTGGATACATATGACAAGCTCTCACGAAATTCTAAATGGTCTGTTAAAAAAATAGCAGAACAATTCAACAAGTAGGCAAGAGGAGTTATCATGACTACAGAAAATAACGAGAATAAAGTAACAAAAGAAGAACGTATTGTAGACTACATTAAGTCAGTTGCTGCAATCGATGATGCACTTGAGCCTTTCAAGGAGCAGAAGAGAGCCTTGAAGACAAATTATGTCGAAAACAACTGGCTCGACAAGGACGAGATCAAGATGGCTATGAAAGCATATAAGATGATTAAAGATGATGTCGATCTTGATCAGCTTATGGATTTCTACGAGACTGTCGGGAGAAGCGTTTGATGAATATTCTTCCAAAGAACAAGCATATTCTAATTGAGCCAGTACCGGAAGAGGAGCAAGTACAGCCAGCTGTGCTACTCCCATCCGACTATCAAAAGAAGGCAGAATACGTCGTCGCTAAAGTACTGAAAGTACATGACTCAGTTAAAAGCGAGATCACCGAAGGTTCTCTCGTCGTCGCAGAGCCGAATATGGTTAGGGAAGTCTCCATTGATGGCGACACCCACTATTTACTTCAAGCAAACTATGTACTTTGCGAAGTAAAGCTCTAATAACACGGAGATTTCGCCTACTGGCGTCACGGGCTTTATGGTACACCGCACCAGCATTTCTCAAGTGCCTCTTGAGAAGCCGCCGTTATGCCCAGACAGCCAAAACGAACAAAAAGAGAAACACTAAAGGTGTTGATGAGCGAGTATGTAATTCCAATTTTGGTTTTGATCATAATCCCATCAGCAATGCTTTCCTCTCTTTTTCTGGCTCCAGAGATCGTAGACACCATATATGACTCAATCTTATTCCTCACTTCATTACGACCATGTGATCATTGGCGGTTCCTTGGAGGCTCTTGAGTTTGCCCATCGAACAGGTTTGCCGATCCTATCCATAGGTCAGCCACCACCCGCTATATTCTTCTTTAAGTCTGAAAGGTGGAGGCACCTATCTTTTATGTTGTCTATGACGGGCCAACTGCCTTTCGCCGATAACATTTCCAAGCTTAGGATTAATGATGATAAGACCATAAGCTGTTTTACTAACAATTCCAGAATTGTTGAAGTTTCGTTTGAAGTCGCTTACATCGTCGACGATCACAATATCGCCGGCCTCCCACTCCCAATTGAGTCTGCGAAGAAAGAATTTTTGGTGTTGGACTGGGTTAGCGTCCGACGTGGCGGAAATCACCCCTACGACTATATCGAGGATGAAGACAGCAATTTTGTAAACAAGTTGGTTTTCTACCCTAGTCGGAGAGTGATGGGAAAGAGAGCCACGATCAAAGATGCATGTTCCATTTCGGTTCTAACAGACAAACAACTCAGAGATGTTGAATATTCAGAAACATATGTTTTCTTGAAGTCGAGAGATATGATGAAAACAGCGGGGATCCGAGGAACAAAAAATGGAACTCAAGCAATTAGCGGAAAGCCAGCATACCTATCACTTAAGCTCGAAGTTGCTGAAAGGGATGTGTTCCCTATGCACAAGAACGTTTATGAAAACACTGACTCTCTGCACTTCGATTTTGAACTTTACAACGAACCAAAGTCGGTGTATAATAGAAAATTAGAAAGGCTTTTAGTTGATGGAAGAGAAGAACCTAGAAGGCGTTAGAATCCTCAAGGAAAAGCGCAAATCCAAAAAGGGAAAATATGCTGTTGGAGAATTTCATCTCGCAGGTATTGTCCCCGTCACTGGCGCAAAGCTTGACTTTAACATGCCTTGGCACGACTCTTTAATGCCCGTTGGCCAAGATTATCTTGCCGTTGAGCATGCCGTCTTCGAATGCGCTTGTGCAGGTGTTAGCACTATTTGGGTCGTCTGCAAAGAGGGTACAACCCCTCTCATACGTCACCGTCTTGGTGACTGGGTGTATGACCCTGTGGAGGTAGACAAGGTTGCAAAGAACCCGCGTTCCACACATTCAGATCATATCCGCCGCATACCAATCTATTACGTCAAGATTAAACCTATTGACTTTGAAAGACGAGAGAGTCTTGGCTGGTCCACACTTGTTGGCGCAATCAATTCCTTTAGAATGTCCTTTCGGGTAAGCAAGTGGCTCATCCCTGATAAGTATTTTGTGTCCTTTCCCTATGGACTTTATGATCCCACCACTCTCCGCAAAAAGCGCCACATGCTTAGGTCCAGCAAATCCTATGTTGTATCCCACAACGGTAAGTCGGTAGCCGACGGCCTCCAGACTGCATTCACTTTCGACCGCGACGTCTTTGTTTATGCTCGACGGGAAGTAAGAAAATATAAAACAGAGCTTGACGAAATTTTTAAATCTGTTATACTGGATGAGCCAATAGAGATCGAGATACCTTGGTATCACCAAATCGACAGTTGGGAAAACTATAGAGAGTATCTAACCTCAGAAAACCAACTGGTAAAACACACGGAGAACGCCAATGGCATCGTCACCTTCCAGAAAAGAGAAGCACAAAGAAATTACAGAGGCGTGGGCTCCGAGACGTGAGTTGCTCTACCGCCGTGGAGATCTTATTCTGGTCCTGTTGGCTATTGACGAGTATTCTCCTTTTGACGAAGTGCCCGGCATCGTAATTAGCGACACCCCCAAGACCTACAGCTTCGCCGAGGTGTTTTATAGCGGCCACAAAAAATTTATACACGTTGAGAGGACTTCGAGGTACGTGAAATGAAAACTCTCAGCCTACTCGTTGCACTTTTTACCTCCACGGCCAACGTGCCTGAAAAACCCAAGCCGGACAAGCAGGAGCTTAAGAAAAAACAAAAGCTCAAGGATATCAAACAGGCACCAAGAATATCCCCCAACAATTCAGTTGACAAATAAATGGTTTTCGATTATAATAAAAAGATGCTACAGAAAAGTTCAGGAGAAAAAATGACAGAAGTTAAGCGAACAGCACCGAAAGTAAAATACGTTGGACTCCACGCTCACAGTGTTGCCGGCTCCCCGTTCGATGCCCTTGGCTACCCACAAGAGCATATGGAATCTGCATATAAAAGCGGCATGGATGCCCTCGCCTTGACGGACCATGGCAACATGAATGGACTCGCTTATCAGGTGCTTCACGCAAAGAAGATGCACTCCCAAGGTAAAGATTTCAAGCCGATCTATGGTTGCGAAGCATATTTTGTTCCTAGTTTGAAAGAATGGCATGCCGAAAAGGAAGCCGCCGAACTAGATAAGAAGAGGGCAAAAAAAGATGCCGAAGCAACTGGAACAACAGTCGAGGATGAAGAAGCTAGTAAGAGTGCTGTTAAAGACATTCTTTCTCGTCGCAGTCATCTTGTTCTTATTGCCGCTAACCAGAAAGGTCTAAACAACCTCTTCAAGATGATCTCAGAATCATACACGCCCGAAAATTTTTATAGATATCCGAGGCTAGACTTCGAAACACTTGCGACCCACAGCGAAGGAATTATAGTTTCCAGCGCCTGCATGGGCGGCGTCTTCGCTAGTGACTACTGGAAGAACCGCGAGCAGGGCGAGGAGGCTGTTCTTGAAGCCATGCATAAGACCGCAACGCGCTTCAAAGAAATCTTCGGTGACAACTTCTACGGAGAAGTTCAGTGGAATGCAATCCCCGATCAACACGCCATCAATAAATTTGTAATCAAGGTTTGTGAAGAGTTGGGCATTGAGCTTGTCTCCACGTCTGACAGTCACTATCCGAACAAGGAAGCCTGGAAGGATAGGGAACTTTATAAGAAGCTCGGCTGGCTCCGCAAGGGCCTTGAAGAGGCGACCCTTCCTGACTCAATTGATGAGACTCGTTGTGAACTCTATCCAAAGAACGGTGACGAGATGGTTGAAGCTATTCGCAAATACTCCAACCCAGACAGTTGGATCTACCGCGAGAATGACAAGCCTGTATTTCCCACAGGCGTTGAGTATGATGAGGCACTGATGATTAGCAGCGTCGAGCGCACACACCAGATCGCCCACGAGAAGGTCGAAGCGTTCTTCCCAGACAGCACAGTACGACTCCCAGAATTCGTTGTCCCTGCAGACTGCACTGCAGAAGAGGCTCTCCTCTCTTTCGCGCAGGAAGGACTACGAACCAGAGGCTTCGCAGGAAATAAAACATATGAAGAAAGACTTCTTCAAGAATTCGATGTCATCTCCTCCCGTGGCTTTAGCAAATACTTTTTAACTATGAAGGCAATCTCGGACAAGGCCCAAGAGGTTCAACTCGTCGGCCCCGGCCGCGGCTCTGCTGCAGGTTCCCTCATCGCATACTGTCTCAACATTACTCAGATTGATCCCATCAAATACAACTTGCAGTTTGAGAGATTCTTGCGTAAGGATGCGGTTGATTATCCAGATATCGATTATGATGTCGCCGACCCAATGGAATTAAAAGACATGCTCATTGACGAGTGGGGAGACAACGTGGTCGTCCCAATCTCGAACTGGAACACCCTTCAATTAAGATCGCTAATCAAGGACATCTCCAAGTTCTATAGCATCGACTTTTCCGAAGTGAACAACGTGACGAGTCGCATGCTGAGCGAGGCAACTCCAAGAGCAAAAGAGGCCAATGGTATCGCCTCCGGTGTTTACACCCCAACGTTCCATGAGGTGATGGAGTATTCAGACAGCTTGAAGCACTTCCTAGTTAAGTATCCACACGTCAAGACTCACGTTTTGCGTATCTTCGGAAGCGTTCGCTCATGTTCCCGTCACGCTGGTGGTGTCCTTGTCGGTGAAAACCTTGACAAGCATATGCCACTCATCGCCTCTGGCGGTGTCCGACAGACCCCTTGGTCCGAAGGCATGAACGTTCGTCACTTAGAGCCGATGGGATTTATTAAGTTTGATATCCTTGGTCTGGCCTCTCTCCGAATGATTGAAGGTGCAATCCGCCACATCCTCAAGAGACACCATGGTAACACAAGCCCTTCTTTCGAGGATGTAAAAAGTTATTATAATAAACACCTCGACCCAAGCACAATTGACTTCGAAGACCAATCGGTATGGGAGAAGATCTTTCACAAGGGAGCTTGGGCTGGAGTCTTTCAGTTCACTCAGCAGGGCGCCCAGAAGTTCTGTCAAGAAGTCAGGCCTCAGAACCTTGTTGACTTGGCAGCAATCACAGCAATCTATCGTCCTGGACCTCTGGGTGCAGGCGTCGCAAAGAAATACGTCAAGGCCTTGGAAGACCCTGATTCTATAGAATACGGACACCCTGTCATCAAAGAGTGTCTCGAGGAAACTCACGGATTCATCATCTTCCAAGAACAATTAGCTCTTTTGGCTCACAAGCTTGGGCGTGATGTCTCTCTTGACGAGGGCAACCTCCTGCGTAAGCTTCTAACCAAGAAGGGAACAGGTAAGGGGGCAGAGACTCTTGAGGTGATTCGTCTTAAGTTTGTGGATGGCTGTGTCGATAAGGGAATTACGGGACAGCAGGCGATGGAGATTTGGGAGAGAATGGAATACTTCTCAGGCTATGGCTTCAATGCATCTCATGCTGTTTCTTATGCAACACTGTCTTATCAGTGCGCATGGCTCCTTCGCTACTACCCTGTAGAATGGGTCGCAGCCTTCCTTGACAAGGAACCTGAAGGACGCAAGGAAGCAGCCATCAATCTCACCAAAAGCCTTGGCTTTACTCTCGAACCTCTCAACATAAATACCTCTGGAAAAGTTTGGGAGATTTCCGAAGATGGATCATCACTGATTCAACCTCTGACTTCAATCAAGGGCCTCGGAGATGCAGCCATCGAACAGGTCTTCAATGGGCGCCCATACAATAAGATTGAGGATTTCCTTTTCAGCGAGAAGATAACATACAGCAAGCTAAATAAGAAAGCTCTGGATGTTCTTGTTCGAAGTCAGGCTTTAAATTCTCTCATGGACGACAGGTTTACTGGACTCAAGCACTATTGGTCTTCTGTCGCAGTTAACCGACCGAGAAAAGAGAAAGATTTGGACGACAACATCGCGACCTATGGACCAGAGGGTGACTTTTCTATCGAGGAGAAAATCGAGTATCTCACCACCCTAACGGGCGTGTTTCCAATGCATCTCGTCGTGGATGAAAAAGTCCAATCTCGTTTGCGAGACTATAGTGTACCGGCAATTTCTGAGTATGATCCTGATTTGAACTTGGTGTGGTTTATTCCACGCAAGGTTATCTCAAGAAAAACGAAGAACAACAAAACCTATTGGATTGTGGAGGTCATTGACGAGAACAGCGTGTTGACTAAAATTAAATGCTGGGGCGTCAAGCCGGGCAAGGATAACATCCACCTGAATCGGCCCTATATGGCGAAACTAGACTATAGCGAACAGTGGGGCTTCTCATCGAGAAGTATTTACCACAACTTCAGGCTGCTGGGATGACAAAGAGGTTCAACTCAGTGGTGGTTATCCACAAAACAAAATTAAAGATCGCCGAGAGAAGGACTCTGCGAACTGCGAAAGAAACAGAAGAAGCTCGCGAAGAGTTGCAAGAAAAATACAAAGATTCAGATTATGACGTTATTGTAACATATGGTGGCCCATTTGATGTGTTGAATTGGATGCAGCTACGCGAACTCAAAACGCTAGAACTAAACGAATAAGGAGAATTTATGAAAAAGAAATTAAAACTAAAAGCCGCGAACACAGCCGGCACTGCAAAGTTTAAAAAAGGTGCAGACCGTGAGAAAATCAAGGCCCTATGGGGCACCACGGGCACCACAGACGAGGAGATCATCACCAACATGATGGAGAGGAACCTAGAAATTTTCCTTGACAAACTCGAAGACGAAGAGTATTCTAAGAGAGTGGCCAAGAGAAGGCAACAAAAAGATAGAGAACTTCTCAAAGGTAAGTTTTTAATTCACACAGATCCAAAAGATATCAACTAAGGAGAACGATATGATGTTAGAATACAGTAGAGTACGCAAAGGCGTCCACCCACCAGAACGAGCAAACCCCTCAGACGCAGGTCTGGATCTATTCTTTAACCCCGAGGACGGTGACTCCATCACTATCGAACCCGGCACAAGCGCAGTCCTTCCGACTGGCTGTCGTTTCGGTGTGCCCCACGGTTACATGCTGGAGATTAAGAATCGCAGCTCTGTTGCGGCTAAGAGAAGTCTGGTTGTCGGAGCATGCGTTGTCGACTCCGGCTACGATGGCGAGGTCTTTGTGAACCTCCACAACATCGGCAAAGAATCACAAACCCTCAAAGCGCACGACAAGATCGCACAGACAGTAATGATCCCAGTCGTACACTTCAGAGCGTTAGAAACTCACAATGGTGACTTATACGATTGGTATCCAATCACAATTAGCGACCGCGGCGATGGTGCTTTGGGCTCAACAGACGGAGGAAACAATGAGACGAGAAAATAGACAAATCCAAGGAGAGCGAATTTGGCAGAGAATCTTAAACGATGACGTGTCTGATTGCCAAGCATTCAGCGGCATCCTCTCCAGCTTCAACGAGATGACTGACTTTTTCACAGCTGACTACTCGGTGGCAGAAGTGAACGATGAGCTGTTTTCAGAGTTGCTTTACAAGTCTTCTACTGACGAGGAGTCTCTTTCAAGACTTGAGGCTGTCTTCGCTGATATCGCAGAGATGGCAACTAAAGCTTCGGAGGAGTACAACAAGATTTCTGATGATGATGCAGCAGACGAATATTCAGACAAGGCAGTAGCAATTCTTGAGCGTTCTTTGACTGACTCTCTGGAGAATCTTTGTCGTAAGGAGATAGCACAATGAAAAAGCACGATGCAAAAGTACTATTCAGCAGCAAGAGCATGGAGTGGGCAACCCCGCGAGAGTTTTTTCGTAAGCTGGATAAACAGTTCGGGTTTGATTTAGATCCCTGCGCCCAAAGCCATAACGCAGTCTGCAGTAAGTACTACACGTCAGACGACGATGGCCTTATCCAAGACTGGAAGGGTGCAACTGCGTTTGTTAACCCCCCATATGGTCGAGGAATTAAACACTGGGTCAAGAAGGCATACGAAGAAGGATGCAAAGAAGACACCACTGTTGTCATGCTCATTCCAGCCCGAACGGATACCCGCTACTGGCACGACTATGTTATGAAGGCAGATGAGATTCGTCTCATTAAAGGGCGCCTTAAGTTTGGAGGAGGAAACAACTCAGCTCCATTCCCTTCTGCCCTTGTTGTCTTCGGCAGCGACACCCGCGATCCCGTGGAAAACCCACCAGACTTGGCGGTGATGTGATGGTTCGCAAAATAAAGAGCGACAAGAAAAGTAACAAACAGGTGCAGAAGGACTTGAAACAGAAGATGGGACTTTTTGACCAGCTTCCCGAAGAGTGTCTTGCCTGTGATGAACCCTTTGATAGAAAAAACAGAGAACAAGTGATGTCTTGGAACGTGGTCGTGAAGAGGAACCCCGACGTCGTAAGATTATACTGTCCAGCCTGTTGGCAGAAGGCGGTTAGTGTTGTTGAAGACTTCGACAAGATGATTCGCAAAAGAGGAGAAGAGAATGGCCACACGTCATAAGAACAAATTTGATGCGAAGGACAAGCTTAACATTCCATACATCTATTGGCTTCTTAATGAAGTGAATTTATGTATTCACGAGAACAAGTTCAGTAGTTTTGAGATCTCCAAGTTGATACCAAAACTGGAAGACGTTCTCAATCATGTTTGTGATGATTCTGGGAGATACTAAGATGAGAAAAGTATTAACGTTTGATGATGTTTCTTTGGTTCCAAAGTATTCTGATATAGCAACCAGAGAGCAAGTGGATATATCCGTCGACCTAGATGCCCTATTATCGCTCGATATTCCAATAATTGGTGCACCCATGGATACTGTTGTCGGCGCAGATATGGCCACAGCCCTCGCCGACGCAGGAACCTTTGGGGTTCTACACAGATACAACACCATAGAAGAGCAAGTGGATATGATAACTCAAGTCATTTCATGCGCAGCCGATCCAACTTGCGACCAAAGCCCCATTGCTGCAGCCATTGGAGCAACAGGAGATTTTTTGGAACGTTCTGCAGAGCTTATCGGTGCAGGCGCAGAAATTCTATGCATCGACGTCGCCCATGGGCACCACATACACGTTAAGCGAGCAATTGGAATTTTGCGAGGAAAGTTCGGATCGGAGATTCATATCATGGCCGGCAACGTCGCAACCGAGGAAGCGTTCATCGACATTTCCAACTGGGGTGCCGACAGCATCCGCGTCGGTGTCGGTGGCGGCGCCGCTTGCAGCACTCGAGTTCGAACTGGCCACGGAATACCGGTGCTGGAATCGATCCGCCGCTGCTCAGAATCAGAAGCTTCAGCCCTTCTCATCGCCGACGGAGGCATGCGACATAGTGGCGACATTACAAAGGCATTAGCTGCTGGCGCAGATTTGGTAATGGTGGGATCGCTATTAGCCGGAACCGACGAGACTCCCGGCGTCATCATCACCGACGAGAGAACCAAGAACAAGTATAAGGTCTACAGAGGCATGGCGTCAAGAGATGCTCAGGCCTCATGGCGCAGCAAAGTCTCTGTAGTTGAGGGCGTTTCTACAACCGTTCCGTATAAAGGCCCCGTGTTTGATACGCTCGATGACCTGACTGCAGGGATTCGCAGTGGCCTCTCTTACAGTGGCTGTTCGAATCTAAACGAATTGAGACTAACGGCCACGTTTGTTCAGCAAACTCCTGCAGGACTCAAAGAGGGGAGCCCGCACATCTTGGGAAATTAATATGACGGATGAAAAAGAAAAAAAGATACATGAGTATGGGTGGCTCAACAGGAGAGTCTATCCGAGTCTATACTACGACTCAACCGACACCGTGTATGTGAATTTGATTATGAAACTGGAGTACGAGAGGTTAAAGAAGACAGAGTTCTTCAGAGCAATCGTCGATGGCTTTATAAATGATAACAAACATATCGCCGCTTTTGTAGAAGAATACAAAGAGGCGAAGCAAATTGATCACAAGAGGAGCAGAAGAATGATTAAGAAAGAGAGGGAGAAGGCAGAAGAAATTGATAAAAGATTTTCACTTTCGCCCGAGGATATTGAAAACATATTTGATTTAATAGATGGAGGTGAGGTTGATGTCTGATGCACTAAACATATATATGGACGCCCCACCAGCCGAGCGAAAATGCGTCAGCGCATGCAAAGAGTACGGCGTATCATGTCCCAACACTTCTTGCCGCAGTTGGCTGGATTTTGCGGAAGACTTGAACTGTACCCATGTGGCGGTCGACAAGAACGAAGAGGGCCTAACTCTTCGAGAAATAGGAGAGCGACTGGGAATCAGCTTTGTGCGAGTTTGTCAAATAGAAAAGGCCGCCCTGTCCAAATTAAAGAAGAAGATGAAAAATCCCGTTTCAGGTAAATAAAAGGGGTTTTTCAAAAACGTAACACTAATTATAAACGTTATTCCACGTTATGTGGAGTATTCTTGAAAAATCGATTTAAAAATATCAAGAGGAGATAGTACTATGACTAAGAAACTTTTAAACGAATCAACAATTCGTCGTTTCATGACAATGGCTAATCTTTCTCCACTTTCCGAGTCCTTCTTGGACGAGAAGGTGAACGAGGAAGAAGAAATTACTGAAAACGAAGAAGTAGTTGAAGAAGCTGCTGAAGCTCAGAATGAAGGCGAAGACGCCATCGATGAAGCTGCAGAAGCAACCAATGAAGACGCAGAAGCAACTAACGAAGCTGCTGAAGTTCAAGAAGAGTCTTTAGCTCTCGCTGAAGAAGACGAAGAACTCATGGGTGACGAAGAAGCAGAAGAAACTATCGATGGCGACATCGAAATGGCTGACGCTGAAATCGACACTGACATGGACGGCGAAATGGACGCTGAACTCGACGCTGAAGAAACTGGCGAAGAAGATTTAGCTGCTCGCGCACAAAGCATCTTGACTGACTTAGCTGACTTGCTCACAAGCGCAGGTATCGAAACAACTGTTACTGATACCGAAGACGACGTGGAAGCTACTGACGACATGGAAGCTGCTGACGATATGGAAGCTGCTGACGATATGGAAGTCGCTGCCGATATGGAAGCAGACGCTGACGCCATGGGTGCCGAAGAAGAAGTAGAAGAACTCGAAGAAACTGCTGGATCATCGATTGATCAGTTGGTTCAGGAGATTTCTGCTAAAGTGATCGAACGCTTAAACAAGTAATCTTGTTTTAATCCTTTACAAAAGCACTGCAATGTTGTATAATAGACTTGCAGTGCTTTTTTGTATGGAGTAAAATATGACTGTTGTATATATAATCGTAGCCTTTATCGCTGGTATCGCTTTTCACAAAGTGTACAGTGCCCTCGCAATTATCTTCGGCCTCAAGAGCAATCTCTTGATGGTAGTGGAGAACGAACTATTAGAGTTTACACTCAATGTTTATAGCCGACTGATCATGTCACTGGAAACAGGGTATATCACCATGCAGTCTACGGGCGTAAGCGAAGAGACTATTAAGAGAGTGAAAAACGAAGATGCGCACGATCTTCAAACGTGGAAGAAAGAAGTGATTCAGAAATTTGTTGAATCATACCCCACGGTCTATAAAGAACAACTACAATTTGACAACTGGGAAGGTGCAATGCAGCAACTGTCTGCGTACAAGAACTTCCCAGAGGAGGTAACGAGAGATGAAAGCTCTAGTTGAAATAATCCAAATGATCCTCTCCCTACTCTTTGGGAGCAAGAAAGAAAAACTATTACAACCGAATGTTGAGTATAAAGAACTCGGCATCGACAAAGAGGGTGAAGAGGTGGGAATTACAGCTCCCCTCTCTGACGAAGACCTCGAACACGCAAGAGAGCAGTTCGAGATAGACAACGCTCCAGCCACAAGTATTGTATGCAACAATCACGACGTCACAATCGACTGGGAAGACACGATCCTGTGGACTCAGCCAGACGCACTAATGTGTAAATCAAATCAATACAAGCCAGTCAAGGGCAGCCGCGCCCAGACAATTGATAAGATTGTCGTTCATTGGGATGGCTGCTTGAATTCAAAGCAGTGCGCCAAAGTCTTAGCAGACCGTGGACTCTCAGCCCACTTCTGCATCGACAACGACGGCACGATTCACCAGCTCATGGATACGAACCATGTTGCATGGCATGCCCGTGGCGTTAATTCTAAGAGCATTGGCATCGAAATAAGCAATGCCGTCTACATGAAATACATGAAGAAATACACCCCACGCCGACCCATTGTTAAGGCCATGAAACTCCATGGAAAGACTTTTAAGAGCCACTTGGGATTCTACGATGTTCAGGTCGATGCGTTAAAAGAACTATTAAAATCACTTTGTGGGTTTTATAATGTGCCTTTAGAGTTCCCAAACCGCAATGGCGAACTAATTAAAGGTGTAATTAAATCATCTTCGTTCGAGGGAGTGATATGTCACTACCATGTTACGGAGAATAAAACCGATCCTGCGTGTTTGGATCTGGCTAAAGTAATCGAGGAAATTAAAGATGACAAAAAGTTATGATGATTGGTTAACAGAAGAATTATTGGAAGTGTTGTTGGAATCAGCAGGAGCCTCCACAACGATTATTCAGACCCCGGCTGTAGGTGGTTCTACTTTTGGAGCCGCTTCTCCTTACCTCGATAGCGATATCACCGAGCCAGACTTGCTTCCCGAGGATGAAGAAGGGGCAGGAAAAAACGTCGACATGGCCAAAGCCGAAGAATTTGTTTTGGTATTACCCAAGTATGTTCCAACGGAGGCATGGGGAGATCCGAACTCACTCGAACGGAAGCAGGTCCAAGAAATTTTTAACACTATTGGCGGCGCCGCAACCATTGACGCCAAATTAGACTTCATCACTAATACCATTAATAACCCCACCGGCAAGATCACTGGTGTCCGAAGAATTCTTGGGACCATCATTCTCTTGGAATCCTTTGCCGCAGTAATCAGAAGCTTCAACGAGGCTTCAGCCGGTTTTGTTTTCGAAGGCTTCTTAGCAGCCCTCCTTAGAGGGTCACAAAAATCAGAACGTTCAGAGAAGGGGAACCTTCCCATTGAGGATTTGATAGCCTTCAGCGAACTGCCTGGCCATCAGGGAACGCCCGTTAGTTTGAAATTGCTCAGCAACAAGACCAATGTTGAGGGCAGCTATACTAACCTCGTCGACGCCCTGTTTGTTGATTATGCAAAAGAAGGTATGTTGTATATTGTCGCCAGAAAAGACGGCCAACAAATCGCGCTGGAACAGTTCCACTTGGATAGAAACAATTTCCTTAACGCCATCGCTCGCCTTCCCAATGGCGAATTAAAAGAAGGTGCCGAAAAATTACTTGCAACAGATAAGTTGAGTGCAGCACAGGTTGCTCAAGCATTCAACAAACTCCCGTCTAACGCAAAGGGTTACAAAGCCAGATACAAACTCCTTCAACAGACAAAGGGTTATAGTCGCAGAAGCGCAGCTGCCTCACAAACAACAGGCGCCGGCGAAGAAGGCGAAACAAAAATAAACTGGGATGATGCCAATGCCGCCTTCCGCAACCCATCTAGGTGGGGCGATGAAAAGTTTGAAAAATTCTTTAATGAAGTAGAGCCTCTACCCGATGACCTCAAGCATGTATGGAACACAAGCAAAGAGCAAATGGATGCTACGTTCTTGCAGGTCGTGAGAAAGCTTGGCAAAGTTTTGAGAGGCAAAGATGATACTAAGGAACCCACTGCTCTGATGGATCTTGTTACTCGGGAAATTCCCAAGTGGCTCGAAGCTGGTGCAGGCAAGATAAAACACCCAGAGTCTTACATGGGTGGAAAAACAAGGGTTGATTATTTATCCAAAGTAGACGGCGGCGAAGACAAGATCATGAAACTGCGGGACGCCCATAAAGTAGGTGCTATTGTAAGGTTGTTTGTCAAGGCTATTGCCAAAGCCGAGGGCGACATCGCCGAATCTCGACGCCTAGCAGGCCCCTACACAGTGGAAGAGAACAAGGTAGCATGGCAAAAAATGGCTGAAGAAAGAGGCTTGCTCTGCGAAGCTGCCGGAGGCCACGGAACTCAATGGACTATCTCACCCACTCAGCTAGATCAAATTCAGGGAATTGACTACAAGGTGTTGGGAACCCTGCCATACTCTTCCGATGCTGCAGCTAAAACCGCAGAGCAGTATATGGATGTTCTTTATGATGATTTGTATTTGTTCTTCAAGAGCGCACAGGACATGTCCGAGAATGCTAACGGATACTTCTTTACCAAAGAGCGAGGCTCCGGTATCAGCAAGGGCAGGCAGGCCATCAAAGATGCAACTCAAGCAGAAGCTGAGCTTACTACGCAGGTAGACAAAGAAGATAAATAAACAAAACACTTTACAAATTCCAGATAGTGGTTATAATATAATAGTACCTAGTAAAACCTCGAAAGGCAATTTCAATGAAGAAATATAATAACGGTAATGATCTTAGTGAAAAGATTCTTGCAGGCGTGAACAAGCTTGCAGACAATGTGGCATCCACAATGGGGCCAGGAGGAAGAAACGTAATCCTCCACCAGAAGGGCGGCAACCCCATCATCACAAAAGACGGCGTAACTGTCGCCAAGTTTGTGGAGTTCGAAGATCCCTTTGAAAATGCCGCAGCACAAATTATTAAGCAAGCATCTGAGAAGACCAACACTGTTGCCGGCGACGGTACAACAACCGCCACAGTACTTGCTCGCGCAATCTTAACGAGCGCACAGAAATATCTCAAGGCAGGTTCTAACCCTGTGGAGCTTAAACGAGGTATCGACACAGCTGTTGACGTAGTAGTTGACGCAGTATCAGAACAAGCAAGGCCAATCTCCAGCGAGGAAGACATTGCAAACATCGCAACTATCTCTGCAAACGGAGATACCAGTATTGGCGACTTAGTTGCCAAGGCTGTTGATTTGGTTGGTAAAGACGGCGCCATTACCATACAAGATGCTCGCTCTCATGAGACATCACTGGATGTTGTCGAGGGTTTCCGATTCGACAGTGGCATCTGCGCCACGGCTTTTATCAACGATGAACGACGCGGAGTGTGCAAGCACGAGGATGCACTGATTCTCGTTACCGACTCAGCCATCGAAACCGTGGAAGAAATTTTTCCAGTCTTAGAACTCGCCGCGAGAGAGAGTAGGCCCCTCATCATCGTTGCCGAGAACGTTGAAGGCCAAGCCCTCGCTGCACTAATCATGAACTCCGTAAGGGGAACTATGAAAGTGTCTGCAATCAAGGCACCGCGCTACGGGGAAGAGAGAAGAAATATTCTTAAAGACTTGGCCACATCAGTTGGAGCTACATATGTATCCCGCGAAAGCGGCATGCAGCTTTGCGAAACTAGGCTAGAACATCTCGGCCGAGCAAAGACTGTCGAAGCAAGCAAACATAACACCACCATCGTCGGCGGCTTTGGCGCACAAGACGAGATCGACAAGCGTATTGAAACACTGAAAGCGGAAATGTCTCAGACCGATGCCCTACATGAGTGTGAGAAGATTCAAGAGCGCATCACTAGGCTGTCTAGCGGCATCGCAATTATCCACGTCGGCGGCGCCACAGAGGTTGAGATGATCGAGAAGCGCCACAGAGTCGAAGACGCACTCTCGGCCGTTGACTCAGCACAAGTTCAGGGCATCGTCGCCGGCGGAGGTACAGCCTTGGTTCGCGCAACAAAATCCCTCAAGGGAATCAAGCTTCAGAGCGAAGACCAGATGCTTGGTGTTGAGATCATCAAGAGGGCAATTGAAGAACCACTGCGACAAATGGTGACGAATGCAGGTCAATCGGCAGATGTCGTGATTGAGAAAGTTAAGTCTTTCACGTCCTCCACAAAGGGTTACAACGTGGCCACTTCAAAGTATGAAGACCTTATTTCCACCGGCGTACTTGATCCAGCCAAGGTAACAAAGACGGCACTAAGAAACGCTGCCTCTGCTTCTTCTGTTTTGCTCACCGCAGACTTCGCAATTATTGAAAGTTAGTACTTGTAGTTACTACTTATTCTTGTGAATAGGGAGATAAATTATGGAAGATAATCAGATTCAAATATTAGTGACGGAAGTTAAAGCAAGCTTTGATGTATTGTCTATAAAGATGGATGATATAAAGGAAAAGCAAGAAGAGATGACTTCCATAATTAACCGTGTAGAGAAGTCATTATACGAACCGGACGCTGGACTGTATGCTCGGGTGCGAGACTTAGAGCAGTGGAAGAGAAACCAGTCAAAGATGATGGCTATGGTCGGAACTGCAACCCTAACTATGGTTATCTATTTTATAAAGACAGCAGTTGAATTCATAATACAGTAGAGAGGCTTGATATGTCTGATAAGTTAATTCCCCAAAGAGTTTATATTAAATACAGTGTTGATTTCAAGGAGGTTCCAGACCGAGTATCCATCATGCTCAACGAACTATCCAACAACCTTACCTCCTTGAGTGGCTATTTCCAAGCCGCCGCCTTGGATGCACCCACTAAACCAGCGATTGTGATGAATAATCTGGCGGAATATAATAGCTTGGTGCAAAAGATATTAATTAGGATAGGAGATACCCACGAGATACTGGCGAATTATATGGAGATCCTTCAAGCAGCTGCCAAGATAGACGCTGAACACAGGAGGCAAGCACAGGAGCAAGAACAAGAAGGCACACTCAAGGTGGTAAAGAGAGTTACCACCGTTGTGAAAGGTATCTAATATGATAGAGTGTTCACTCCGCCCAATCCCTAAGAGTTCCTTTAAAAATTCACCAGAAGAACCCACCAAACACGGCCGATATTCATCATCCGTTTTCCACATCAGCGGCTACGGTGATAGCAAGTGGGTGGTGGGATGTTATCTGGACGTGGATTTTGATAACCACCTTAAAGAGATGACGGAACAACAGTTCATAGATTCATGCGTTGCATTTTTGAATGAGCCGCCAAAGCGACAAAAGTTCCAGCGACAAAAAAAGAAGTCCCTCTATGGAAAGCTTGGTGTTCACGCTTACAAATTAAAAGAGCGCAATGGCCACCGTTTTGTCGAATTGCTGCTAATTACTGATGATCCTAAGAATGATAATTTCTGGGGCGAAGGTGTTAGCTATGCAGGGAAGCCAACTAGAAGAAGATCTTCAAAAGATCAAAACATTTCTCTCTGATAATGGGATTAAGCTCCTGTTCTCATCTGACGCCGAAAACTACATTGACCACCACACCTCCGAAATTGTCATCGGTTGCCGCCAAACCCCCAAACATGTTGTTTACACAATCCTTCACGAAATAGGTCATTACTTCTTGGACATCCACTTTGATAGTGAAACCAAATCATCCATTGTTATCGAGGAGGTCCTTGCCTGGGATCGCGGGTACGACATTGGACAGACTTTGCAGATTAATATTGACGATGAAGATTGGAAAGAAATTATGGAAGACTGCATCCGCCAGTATATAGAACAATAAAATTCCATTACCCTTCTCCTCCACTACTTACAATAAGGTATGGAAAACAAACTATATATAAAGGTTAAGTGCTCTATCTGCCGAGGGCAGAAACCATTTTCCTGCATGTATTGTGACGCCATCGGGGAGAGTTATATCGAAGCCTCTGATAGGACCATCATAAGAGTCGTCAAGGCCATTATCCCCTCCGAGATACTAGAAAAACTCATGGACGAAGGAGAATAGCAGCATGTTTGACGACAAAGAAGAGGAAGGAAGATTGATGGACGAGGCCTACACGGTATATTCAGAACTACTGGCTCGCGCCATAAGATCTGGTGCTATGGAGGACCCCATAAAAATGGTAGGGCTATTCTTGGGCCTCAACATCGCCGAGAACATTATGTACCAAAAGCTTCTCGACAGTGGTTGTACGATTGGAGATATCGAGGAATCAAAGAAGAAAGTGACCACCGTTAGTCAGAGAATTATAGCTCAAGTAAAGGGAAAATTGGTCCTTCCTGACTCCGAAGAGAACTTTTAAACAAATTCCTTGAACAATCTTTGAAAGTATGGTATAGTTATATACATGGGTAGATTATTTATTTTACTACTAATGCCGCTCTTTCTTTCCTGCAATGGCTGCGAAGAGAAGCTAACAAAAGTGTGTCCTCCGCCTGTAGGTTGCATCATCAACGAAGACGGTAACGTTGAAACTTTAACGAACATCGTCGGCCTCCACACCAGCGTTGGAGAATGTAGCATAGGTCACACGACGTGTGATGAGGATATGAACATTCTATGCGAAGGCTACATAACACCAGCTCTTGAAGAGTGTAACGACAAAGATGATGACTGCGATGGCTTAATAGATAACGGCATCTCGTGGGACAATGACGGCGACGGTTTTAATTCGCTGTCCTCATGCCTTAACCCGCTGGACTGTGACGACAACGAAGAGTCCGTCAACCCAGAACATCGAGAAATTTGCGATGGCCTCGACAACAATTGCGACGCCATCATTGACGACATCCAGCCCGTAGAGTGTTGGACGGGCGGCACCGATGCGATACTTGACGACACCACACCCTGCAAAACGGGGGTAATGGAATGCACCGATAGCGCATGGACCAGCTGTCAAGACCAAGTTCTTGACGAGCTTGAACGCTGCGATGGTGTAGACAACAATTGCAACGGCGTGATCGACGAAGACCCAATTGAACTGCAGTCCCTCAATCAAAGAACCTGCGGCTACAACGACATAGGAATATGTGCCTATGGTTTGAAGTATTGTGTAGAAGGCGACGTCAAATGTTTTGATGCGGTCATGCCCCAGAACGAGACTTGCAACGATTTAGATGATGACTGCGACGGCGCCAAAGATGAAAATTTATTTCAACCATGTGAATCTATCTGCGGTCCAGGAATGGAGACTTGCGTCAATGGCCGATGGACCCAGTGCAACGCCCCTGTACCCTCCACCGAATTGTGCGACAACATCGATAACGACTGCGATGGAGAGATCGACGAGGGGTGTCTTTGTGTAAGAGACGATACGCAGGTATGCAGAGAAGATATTTACGACTCCTATGGAAACATAATGAATTGCGGGTACGGAATTCAAACTTGTGATGAGTGGGGAATCTGGGGGACATGCATCTATCAGGGCATTGAGGAAGAAGTCTGCGACAACTGGGACAACGACTGCGATGGAGAAATCGACGGCCTTGTGTCCATGTGTGGAAACAACCCGAACCTCCACGGCATTGGCCAGTGTCTCTTGGGAACGACCTCTTGCGAAGCAGGCGATTGGGGCGATTGCATTGGCGAGGTATTGCCGGAAGAAGAGATTTGCGACTTCATAGACAACGATTGTGATGGAGAGGTCGATGAGGACTTAAACGCCTATGACCAAGTGGATATGATATTCGTCATAGATACATCAGGATCTATGTGCCCATACATTGAGGCACTCTACGAAGGTATCTTGGCGTACATTGCAGACTTTGAAGAGACAGACCACCGTTTCGGACTAATTATTCACCCAAGTCAGGATCATTCCAATCCATATGGCAACGCCGTGAACGTGACCATGGGGGGGCTGGTAGACGCACCAACATTTTCAAACCTCTTGTCCGGACTGGGATGCAATGGTGGCGGCTGGGAGAGGACTACCGACGTGGTTGCTGCCGTTGTTGATCCATCGAATCCCCTAGCTATCGACTGGAGAAGCGATTCATATCCTTACGTCATAAGTATTAGCGACGAGGGCCCACAGACATCGTATGGAACACACCCGTATGATGTTGGAACATTAGCATCCAACTGTCAAATCGCAGGCTGCACCAACGGCGACGAGGTAGAATTGTATTTTATTGATGCCCTAAATTACCTAAGTTCATGGATGTCTGCAGTCTTCGCAGATCCAGATAGAACTATTGATATTCACCCACCTTCAGGAAGCAGATACACGCAAATCCTGAGAGACATTTTTCAAGATGTATGTTTCTAGCCGAGTAACAAATCAAGACGTTACGCTATTCTCTCCTCTATTTACTTTTATGAAAAAGACGACGATGCAGAGGGGAGACTTGGTATGCTTCGAGGGCGATGAGCATGAACTTTTGCTCGGCGTAGGCCTTGTGGTAGATATAAAAGGAAACATTGATGACTTAGCCGATTTCGAAAGCGCAATCAGAGATTTCTATGACGAGGACGAGTACTGGAAGATGTCTCACATCCTACCTGCCGCCCCAATGATCTTGGTGTTGTGGACAAAATCACCAACATACGAAGAAAGCAACTTTAACCTTTACAATATGGAAAAACTAGGTTATTCTTTTATGTGGGTATATCCCACGGAAGTTAAGGTGATCTCACCGGAGTCACTAGAAAAGATAGGAGAGTAGATTGGAAGAAGAAAAACAACCACTTGTTGATAGAAAGACTTTAAACACTTTACAGTTCATGGCCATCATCGCCATGCTGCTTACGCTCATCACCGGAAACCGCTTGGGTTTCGCCATCGGTACTGGTATGATGTGCGCACTGAAGCTTTTAGCCATGGCCACCTTTGAAGATTCAAAGGAAGCCATTTTTGCTGCAATCTATGCCGGCCTAACCATTTACTTTTTTATGGAACTATAGATATGATGAGTCTGTTGAAGAGTCTAGTGAGAATTGGCCTACTATTGGCCATACCAATTTCCATACCTGCGAGCAGTTCAGAGATCGCTGACCAATGGCCGGAGACATCCATATTCCACAAGCAAATCACAAGCAAAACCTGCTCGTCAGTACCAGCCAACAAACTCAACAAGGTGCCCGGATATGATAACACCTTTCAACTCACGGACGATTGCGATTACTTCTACCCTTCTCACACCTCGTTAGCCCTACATGTTTTTTACATTGAGTGGGTTAATAAATTCAGAGATGATGACGAAGCACTACTCAGGGCCATCAACGATTTGGAGATTGAGTACGGAACTTACCAGAGAGTGATCTCTAGAGTCTTCAGCATGGACGGAACCTATCGTCCCAAACAAACTATAATAAACGGCTTGACAGCCCGAGGCGGCAAGTATATATTTGTTTGGATTGGAACCGGCGCACACCCAAAGTTAAGTAAAACGTCTCTTGTGCATGAGCTTATACATGTTGCGATCTACGCAGCTAACTGTGGAGAGCATGGCGACCCCGATCATCTTGGAAATAAGTATGCCGGCTGGACTCACATGCATGTAAAATTGATAGAAGACACGAATGAAATTTTAAAGAGTATGGACCTGTAAGTTAAGGAGGAGGTTAAAATGCAAAAAAACATTGTTTTAGGCGTTAACGACGCCATGGCCCAAGAGCAGACAAAAAACGATAAACCGGTGAATACTGCCCACCGTAGCGAAGAATTCTTGGCTTTGAGAGATGATATCGCATCACTCAAGCAAGAGAACTCTCTTTTTGCGGCCGCAGTAGAGGAAATGCGACTGCAGAACGAAGAATTGAAGAATAAAATTGATAAATTAATTTCTAGCTCTTCTGTAAGAAAGAAAAAAAAGAAGACCAATAACAAGCAAGAAACGGGAAAATAAAAATGAGTATCAAAACGCTGCTTTCAGAGAAGGCTAAAGAATCACAGAAAAGAACAAAAGAGATGCAGGGCATGACCGAAGCAGCCTCCGCACTTTCTGAAAAGATCGTGGAGGAATACTGCACCAAAGTTTACGACGTCGCAAGCGCCGGCGCCGAATGTTATTTTTTTGATATGAAAGATTATAATCAGGCCACCATATCGAAAGTGTCTATCGACATGAAGACTAAGTTGGGCGATGTGTTGGTTATAGTTTCCCCTCGAGGCATTGAGGCGAACTGGAAAATGACTGATTAGGGGTTTGCAGTGCTAGAGAGAGGAGATCTCGTTCGAGGAGTGAAACCTTGGAACGAGGGCACAATCATAGGTATTGTACTGAGAGAGAAGAAATTACTTTCCCTTGGAGGACCCTCGTCCTTTAAGGTGCATTGGATAAATTCTTCGGACAACAAAATGACACAAAAGCCAACATTCTTAACTTGGGAAGTGGCCACATCAGTGGAGAAGATTCAAAATGAGTACTAAAGAAGATGACGAGATTCTTAGAATAAACGTGGAAAAAATAGCAAACGATCCCGGCGAATGGGTTGCATCCCCAAAGAACGATCTTATTATATTACAGAGCGCAATATTCCAGTCAATTTTCAACTATATCAATATGGCCGCAGAAGACAGCAAACTTGATGTTGCTTATGACATGAGCCCAGAGAGGATCATTAACGCCATGCTCAAAAAGACGGAGATCGAAGTGGTTGATGCACTCATAAAGTCTTATAATAAAAGGATTTCCTCACTTTCCGAGGATTAAGGTTGACGGGACTCAAAAAGTGTGTTAGAATCTTACTCGGACGACAAACAGGAGGGATCATGACCAAGGACCGCTTAGACAAACTCATCGAAGAGAAGAAGAAGGACGCAGACGAAGGTGCATTAGAGTTTCTTCAATCCCTTCGAACCAGCTTGGAGAAATGGGGCGAACTCACAGCCAAACAAACTGCAGCCTTCGAAAGGATCGAATACCTCTCCTCTGCAGAGGGAAAGGACTATGCAGCAGCATGGCAGAGAGAATTCACCGACGCACTCGCGGACAATGCAAAGATTTGCGCTCGATATTACTTAGCGAACCCTCCCTATTTCAACGACCTTGCATCCAAGATTTTATCTAATGATGGTTTTGTCCCAACCGAGAACCAATATCGCGCCATGTGCGAGAATAAATATACCACAAAAGTCATTAAAGAATATCACAGACCACCAGAGTTTTTAAATGGGGACATTGTGCAGGTGAGGGACAACAGGTCGATGCCCTACCACCTTTATAGCATCAAGGGGAAACCCTGCGTAGTGATAAACAACAACAGTGGCCACATCACCACTCACGCCAAGGGAGCCAAAATCTACAAGATCCTCCCATTCGGGCAGCCAAAGCTTTTTGAATGTCAAGAGAGATACTTAAAAAGTCTAAAGCCTCAGAAGAAAAGTGCTTGACACTATCTGCAGACCGTGATATAATAATAACACACAAAAAAAAGGAGACTGTTATGAACAGCGAAACAATGAAAGCAGTAAGAGAAGCCGCAGTAACTACTTTGTCCAAAGGCGCAGACTTAGCGTTCAAGACAACCGTCGTTGTACTTACTCTAAGATTGATGGGAATTTTACAGTAGTAAAGGAAACTACAAAGGAGGAAAAAGAAATGACTGAAGAAAAGACAAGATTGTTCACAATCACCAGTGTCAAACGTGTCGACAATGGCCTTGAATTCGAATTCGACCTCTCAGACGAATTCGTTGAAAAGTTCAAAGAAGAGCAGGGACTGAAGAAATGGTCACAGAAACGTTTTGACGCATGGGTAACAGAAAATATTGATGCTATCTCGCAGCTCGCAGGGCTCACGTCAGCCGAGCCGCCCGTAGAATAGAACACCAACCCAACCCATCTTTAGAAGGGGCCCCCAAGTGAAGATAGCAGAACAGGCATTGCTTGATGAGATGATCACGCACAGCATTAAAGCATTTACGGAAGAAGATACCGGCAAGAGAGAATATCACAGAGAAATGTATCAGGTTACAAAGCGTGTCTTGTGGGAGTGTGTCGAAGAAAACCGGAGAGCAGGAAATGACAAAGACTCTTGAATATGGTGCAATTACGATTCTGCTGGCCTTCACAAGCGTTCAGGAGCGGCTGATAAAACAGATTACGCCCATCATCGTCAAGGAAGCCCAAGCACAAGGGCTTGAGCCAGAGATGGTTGCCGCAGTTATTCAGGTGGAGTCCAGTTGGTATCCGCGAGCAGAGAGCGAAGCTGGAGCATGCGGTCTTATGCAAGTGATCCCTAAATGGAACCCCAAGCCAGATGGTACACTCTACACCTGCGAGGAGCTTAAAGATCCAGCAACGGGGATCAAAGCGGGGACAACAGCCCTGCGCCGCTGGCTAGACAGAGCTTCAGGAGACATGCATCTTGCCCTCTGCGCCTACAACGCCGGAAACACCTGTTTTAAGAAGATGCGAACAAATTATGTACGGCGCGTTATGAATGTTTACCACACCATAACCGAAAAATGAACACAAGCTTGACTTATTTTTGGTTTCATGATATAATGGAAGAAAGTGATCCCACGCACCCTGCGCGGTAATCTTTTCAACACCTTAGAGGGAGTATTCATGGGATATGCAACGGATGGAAGAAGTCACGCAAACGGCACTGGAGGAGAAGCAAGTGTTATTAAACAGATTAATAACAACAAGCTCCTTAGTGATCACCTCGGTGGAGGCACAGCAATTCAACTGGGAGGGACAAAGAACGTCGCAGACATAATCGTCTCAGGGATCAAAAAAGAGGTCAGTGTCAAGACATATACCGGCGCCTCGGGCACCACCGACATTATAAACACTACTCGATTTGAAGATTACATCGAGTCATACCCTGAGTTAAACGAACTCCGATTTTACATTGACCTCGTGCGAGGCGCCTACTCCGACACTGAAATGTCGAAGGCTGAAGCCAGACCAGTCATCGACAGTGTTCGCAAGGTAATACAAGAAAAGTCTAACGCGGCACTCGAAGCCCTTAATTCAAGATTGGCCACTGCACTGTTGCATCGAGCTATCAAGACTAGACTTCCCATGGGGCTGGAGACTATTGTAAATCACATACCATCTGGAAAATTATATGCATACGACTCAGGCAATCACCCCGTTCACAACGTGGCTGCTGTTTATGCTAAGCGCGTCAGGGCAAAAGGATCTCGCATGTTGATGGAATCTTCAACGGACGAATACACAGGATTCCGCCTCCGATTCGCTTTGAACAATGGTGTCGGCGCCCTTCTTGCAGGAGAGAAGTGGTCATCCAATAAGTCTAGCTCTCTAACTTTCAAGCTTCAGTATGAATCTAATGATAAGGTATTGGAGACTCTTGAGCAACAGGGGCTTTTGAAAACATTCGAGGTAATAAAGAATGATTAAACAAGGAAACGCACTCGAACTCTTACAAGAGCTAGAAGAATCTTCTATCGCAACCGCTTACTTTGACCCTCCCTTTAATACGGGGAGGGACTTTGCCCTCGACTCTTCAACCGATGGGAAGAAAGTAAAGTTCTCAGACAAATGGGACAGTGACGAAGCTTACCAGCAGTTCATTGATCCTGTCGTGTCTGAGCTTGCAAGAGTCTTGAAGCCTGACGGTTCTTTGTTTTTTCATATCTCTGCTGCCGAGATGTTCATTCCTGAGTTGGTTTGCAGGAGACATTTTAAAAACGTAAAGCCCATCTTCTGGAAGAAGTCACGCTCAAAGAACAACGTGAAGAAGAAGTTGGGAGCAACCATCGATGTTATCTTCCAATGCTCCGCAGCTAAGGAGCCAAAGTTTAATCCAGTCTATCAACCACTGGACGCATATTACTTAGAGAATTCATATAAGAACAAAGATGACCGAGGTTACTATGCCCTTGGACACCTTGTCAACGGTCGCACTCGAACCATCGACCCTGCAGACGACAGCGCAAAGTCAGAAGATAAGCAGCGCCTGTATTCCTACGAACACACCGACGGTCGTGTGTGGACCCCACCCAACGGCTGGAGATTGTCGAAGACCTCTCTCTTAGAGTTGATCGAGGTGAAGCGAGTTCATTTTCCATTGGGAAAAGGAAATTTATATAGAAAGATTTATAAACATGAATCGAAGGGCAAGCCAGCAACAGACTTGTGGGATGATATCCATTCAATAGCGCAGGGAAGTGAAAGGTTCTACCCAACACAGAAGCCAGACAAGCTACTAGAGAGAATCATAGAGATGTCCTCAGACCCCGGCGACACAGTACTAGATCCTATGGCTGGTTCTGGGACAACACCTGCAGCTGCCCGACGTTTAGGTCGAAAGTATATTGCATTCGATCTCAGCGAAGAGGCAATCAGGGTCATGAAAGAAAAGAGAGAACTGTGATGTTGGATATTGTGATCTGGTTTGTATCGGCTTGCTTTATAACAGGAATGTTCCTGCTATCCTTGAGCACTTACGTTCAGTAGGAATTGCTATGATTGCCTGTATTTGCAATGGGTTGAAAACCAGCGACATAAAAGATATTTGTGATTCGTGCCAGACCGAAGAAGAGTTTACGGAGTGTCTGAATCTAAAGCTGCGATCAAAGAGTTGCCTTACCTGTTATCGTAACCTAGTTGAGAGCTATGAGAAGAAAAAGACGAATGAATAATTCACAACTCGTAAATTTTAGACTTGCAGCATATTTACCTTTACAGAGTCTGAATTCTGTGATAGGATAGTGTTATGGAAGATAATAAATACTTTTACGAAGGAGAGTATAAAGAGGCAACTCAGCGAGCCACCTCCTTAGAACGACAATTAGTAAAAAAAGATGAAGAAATTAGAAAACAAGAACTGCTCCTCGAAGAGTTATACAAGCTCGTATATCATAAGAGAGCATGGCTTACCTTGAGCGACGACAACATACTGGGGCTACAGAAGGTCGTGGGAAAACTCCCACCGGAGGATCAGCATATAATGCCAAAGACTTCAGGAGAATACGACACCACCGACGATCCCTGGGGAATTTAATATGACAATGAACGACATTATCGAAGCCATCACCAGTTTGATGGTGGTCACAATAATTAATTTTGTGGTTGTAACCAGTGTGACAATTGGTATTCTCTATACGATTGACAAGATCAGGGACTCTAAAGAGAAAGAGGAATAATTTTAGGCTGGTGTGGCTCAACGGTAGAGCTTCTGTTTTGTAATCAGAGGGTTGTGGGTTCGATTCCCTCCGCCAGCTCCATTTTTGGGGGAACCGTAGCGGGTACGACGGTACTTGTATTGCCGGTTCAATTCCGGCATCCCCTTTGTTTTTGTGTGTAAATTCCTAGCGTTCCTGCTATTTATAAACGTGCGGGGGATTAGCTCAGCTGGGAGAGCGTCGGCTTTGCAAGCCGGATGTCGTCGGTTCGATCCCGACATCCTCCACCATTTCCGAAAGGAAAACAAATGTTAAATAAAATACCTATGGTTCTGTTGCTGCTGTTATCATCATGCGGCGCCGAACTGTTCGTTGCTGATGACGAAGATCCTCGATACTGTGCCCATGAATACCCTGTCGATGCAGCTCCTGACTTCTGCGAATCCTCTTCGTGGGGTGACTGCTGCAGCTGGGAAGATGTAGAGACTGACGATGGCGTTTGCCGTCTTGATTACTGCGTAGCATATGAAGATCCAAAGTGCAACTGGAGTCTTCAGTATCAAGATTGCGTAGAGGAGTAGCGGCATGGCAACACACAACGACAGCAGATCCTTCAAGAAAGTCTGTGACAAATTCAACTTAAGATATAAATTAAACGAAGCAGGTGAGCCAATCTCGCCAACTCGCAAGAGGGTATTCCCGCTGGACCATCTCTACGACCTGCACGATGGGAGCGTCGGAGTTCACATCTCAAGGGATTCAAAAAAGAAATACACATTCATCAAGAACAAGCTCGTCAAGTTAGGATGCAAGCTTCTTCAGGGTGGAGACTTAGAGGGAAACTTTTCTGTAGCAAAAACCAATCTGCTTGAGGTTGCTAAAGAATTATCATGTGTTAAGAAAAACCGCACTTTCTCTGCTGAAGAGAGGGCTGCAATAAGAGAAAGACTAATAGGATGAACCGAGAAAATATGACTCCAAGTGAGCTTTTTAAAGACAATTTTATTACAATTGATGGCTTCATGTCCTTTTTTAAATATAAGACAGTACATGAGCTTGCAATCGAATCTGGGCTTGAGAGTAAGCATGTGTCCAAAGTTATTAAAAAGATGCTAAAAGATGGTGACGCAATCAAGCGCGGCCGCGCATACAAATACCCGAACGGAAGATAACGTGAGAAGAGTTAAGAACGGAACAAAAATAAAAGTCCCCACCGCATTGGGCATAGATTTCGGAACAGTTCTTTTTCACGAGCCATCGCTACACTCTAAGGACGTATATCTTATAAGGTGGTTTGATGGCACTCAGACATTGTTTGAAATAAAGAAAGAAAACGTGGTAAAAGATGGCCAAACGCCCAAGAAGAAAACTAATTAGAATAGTAATGGATGCTGTAATTGCAGCTGGACTAATACTGATACTGAGAGGGGAGGAGAAAGCCCAAGTACTTAAAAACAAAGCGAAATCAATTTTCACGTAAAAGATACTTGACTTGATCCCAACTATGGTGTATAATGGATAGGGATCACAAAAACAACGGAGAATTACCAAAATGGCCATCGACTTCAAAACATTCAGCTCTACCGCACCTCTCGTTCTAGAATCTAAATACCCTGTCCTCCTACGTGGACGCCACGGCATCGGTAAATCTCAAGTGGTTTATCAAGTAGCCACCACAATGCGCCTTCCTGTTGTCGAGCGCCGCGCCTCTCAAATGACCGAAGGTGATCTTTTGGGTATTCCGTCACCGGATGGTATAAGTATAAACGGAGAACAAGCCTCTAAGTTCCGACCCTTCGAGTGGCTAGTTCAGGCTTGCACCGAACCAGTAATATTATTCTTTGATGAGGTTGATCGCGCAACAGTAGAAGTTCGACAGGGCATCTTTGAATTGACCGACTCACGCAAACTCGCCGGCTGGCACTTGCATGAAGATACGGTCATCTGTGCTGCTATTAACGGAGGGGAACACGGATCCCAATATCAGGTAGGTGAGATGGATCCAGCAGAATTAGATCGCTGGACAACATTTGATGTTGAGCCAACGGTTGAGGATTGGTTAGACTGGGCAAAGGACGGTATCGACGAGTTAATCTGGGATTTCATTAACCAAAACAGAAAACACCTTGAACATCTGGATGACTTCGATCCCGGCAAAGTATATCCTTCACGCCGATCATGGGATCGATTAAACCAAACTATGGCACAGGCAGGACTCTTTAAGGAGCCGCGCACACCAGCAGTTTTTAGCCTAGCTTCAGTCTTTGTTGGCTTTGAAGCTGCTGTCGCTCTTTGTGATTTTATTAAAAACTATGCAAAGATCGTAACCGTTGAGGACATACTCTCTGATGGTAAAATTGAGCTGACTGAAGAGTTCGGTATTAACGACCACTCAGCATTGGTTGAGAAGATGTCCACACACAAGGTTTTCAACGGCGTGATGAAGAAGAAGGAACTCAAGAATCTTGCGTCCTACTTTAAGACATTACCATCTGAGGTTGCTATGAAGCTTTGGTATTCTCTCACTGTTAACGGTGGCGATAGCGCAAACGTTTTAAACTTGCACCCCCTCATCCGCGAGGATTTAGTTACTATGCTCACATCTCTTGATGATGAAGATGACTTGAAACAAGAGCAGGAAACAGAGAAAGAGTAGGCTAAGTAATGTCGAAAAAGAAATTTGATCTCAATAGGCATACCGCACGTCTGCTGATGAATGAGCCATTCTTTGCATCTCTTAGTCGGTGTGTGGATAAGGTGCAAACAACTGCAATCCCCACCGCAGCTATGAAGCTCGATGATGATGGCTTCTTCACACTCTTGTATAATCCAGACTACTTCGCGAAGCTAACCGATGAAGAAATGGCCGATGTGCTTAAGCATGAGTTCTATCATGTTATATTTGATCACGTCACAGGTCGACTTCCAGACAAGACTGTTACAATGTTGTGGAATTTTGCAACCGACCTTGCTATCAACAGCCACCTGAAGAATCTTCCTGAAGGTGCCCTTGTACCTGGCGAAGGGGATTTTGAGGAACTACCGAAGTATCTTTCTGCCGAACAGTATCACGCAGAGTTGAAGAAGAGAAAGAAGAAAGAGAAATCAAAAAGTAGCAAAGAATCAGTCAAGAAACTATCAAGTGTTGGTGAGTTCGACGACCACAGTGGCTGGGGAGAAAGCAACTCAGGAAACAGAGAGTTGGCGAAAGAGAGATTAAAAGGAATCTTAAAGGAAGCATCGAAAGATGCCCAACAGGGCGGAGGCTGGGGCTCCGTACCAGAGAACATTAAGAGAGATATACTTTCCAGAGTCGATACCTCTGTAAATTGGAGAACAGTTCTCCGTTATTTCATTAAGACATCTCAGAAGGCTCACAAGTCCTCAACTGTTAAACGCATCAACAGGCGTTATCCCTATTTACATCCGGGCCGCAAGACCCACCGTCAGGCTCGTGTTGCTATCAGTGTCGACCAAAGCGGCAGTGTTGATGATGGTATGTTAACCGCTTTCTTTGCTGAACTTGCAAAGCTTTCCGAGATAGCAACGTTCACGGTTATCCCCTTTGATACAGAGGTGAGCGAAAAGGACGTGTTCGTCTGGCGCAAAGGGCAGCACGTCCAGCCTAAGAGGTTTTTAACAGGAGGGACGTGTTTTGATGCCCCAACTGCATATGTGAATGACCGTGATTTCGACGGGCATATTGTTCTTACTGATATGTATGCCCCAAAGCCACGATCAAGTAAGTGTCAGAGAATGTGGATGACTACGCCATCCTGTGCAAAGAGCCCATACTTTGAGACAAAAGAAAGGGTTGTGGCCATCAATTATGATTCAGGGTATTAAAAGTTTTACATTAGGATTTCTGGTTGCAGGAGTCCTTTTTTGTTTTACGCCAGTGGTTGCAAATGTCTTTGAAGTTGAGAAGAAGATAGGCCAATTTATAGGTTCTTTTAAGTGCCGCACAGTTTATGTGCAAGACGTTGATCTCTTTGGAGGCAGAGTTCTGGTAACGGCTCAAGAACTAGGCATCAGCTTTGTGATGATTGCCAAGGATAGCTCCACCTACGACATCTGTCCTGTGGGTGTAGGTGTGACAACCTTTCAAACACTAGACAAAAAGAAGTGATCCCTAATTCCCCTTTAAAAACAGCTACTTACCTAAGTGCTTGATTTTAAAGGGTTTTTAATTTGCCCTGCGTGATGCCGATGGATCTCCTGTCCATTTTGAGATCCACGCAAGTGCCCGTAAGCCAGTGTAAGTCCAGCAACTACATGTAAGTGCCCGAATGTCGTTTTATCCCTAAGTAGCTGTTTCTAAAGGGAAAGAAAGTGAAAATAATCCTTGCTATTTCTGTCAATGTTGGTATAATAAGGACATATTTTGAAGCAGAGAAAAACGAAACTTTTAAAGGAGTAAATAATATGCCAAACATTCACAAGCCATTCATCTATACTCGCAAAGACTATATGAACAACACGATAGATCATAAAACATTCTACAGTCAATTGGTTCGCCCATCATTGGTTCAGTTCATTAAAGATACTTTTGGTATGAAATTGTTAATGAGCAAGAAAAATGACGGACACTTCAATCACATTCCGCTTAAAAAATGGGATATGATTAATGGTAACATTCACATGCCCAAGAAAGCTGATTGGGATATGGTTGAAGACTACCCCACAATGGCAGGTTTAGTCTGTGTATTGAAAGCAGCCGCACGAATGGCTGTAGAACAGGAGCAACAATAATGGATTGGGATAAGCAATACAAAATGTTAGACAAGCAAAATGAATGCCCCTCATGCGGGGAGCAAAAGAAAACTGTTATCACAGGCACTGATCATAGTGCTTGCCCTAAATCATTGCCTGTAACAATGACAACTAGAGGCTGTAAAACCGAAGACTGTAAAGACTTCATCGAAGGGGAGGTATGGTAATGAAATTTAAACCGAATGCGACAGCAACAAAGAGAACCAAGAACCGATTCAGTGAACACACAATCATCCGCATTGCCGATGAAGGTGGGCTGATGTCAGAACACTTTGATAGAGAATTCGCTGAAAATGTTAGTGGATTTGTTGGTAGAACCTGCAGAGCTTTCTGTAGTATTGAGCGAAATAGCAAAGATCCACAATGGCCGCGATGGTTCGGCTGGATTCCAGTTGATGAAATTGAAGAAGTAGAAGGGGAAGATTAATGCCAGCAACAAAAGAAGAATTAAAAGTATACAACCGTTATGAGGTTGTAACCGTGAGCCCCCACTTCGGCCAATCGACTGTGGGGATATATCAGACACTTAAAGAAGCACAAGATTATAGAGATCTCCTTTTTAGATCTCAGGACTTACCATTATTTATTTACGATACAATTAAACAAGAAAGAGTGAAGCTATGAACCCAACAACAGAGAACACAAAGACAGGCACCTTTTCAACATGGACGACCACCGATCTGGATGGCACCTACAAAGAAGTGGGCCTGTACCGTACCAACAGCGGCCAAGTGGAGCGTAAAATGTTTGATACCGTTCGAGCAGCACTAGATTATGGTTTTGCTAATGGTTATCACCATCGCAGTCACATCCGTTACAGCGATTTCCTAGCGGGAAAAGGAGAATAAAATGACTGAACAACAAGAATTAGAAGCAGTGTGTAAATATCTCAAAGTAACTGAAGAAGAATTCTTCAAGATTATGGAAGTAGCCTACAAAAAGGTTATCAAAAAGCGAGTAGCCAAAGACAGCCCACCACCGATTGGAAACCTATAACATGGATATTCAGAAATACCATCAAGTGATTAGAGACTTAGCCCGTTTTGAATTCGGCAGTGGATATTACACGCGCCCGTCTAACCCTTCGCAGGAAGTTCAGGTTGAGAACCTGCAGCTTAGGATAGCTGAACACTATCCTGATTTGGAGTCTGCTCAACTGGCGCTTAAAGAAGTACAGAAAAACAAAGAAAGGATGCTATAATGTTCAAAGTAGATATTAAGTATTGCCCTTGGGCATCTCTTACACCATCTTGGGAAGTGCTGAAAGAGGATATTGCCTCTGAAGAAGAAGCAAGGGCGTTTGCCAATGAAGTAGCATCTGAACATTCACAATGCACCGTTCGCATCACAGATGATGATGATGCTTATTATGAAACCACTATTGAGTCATAGGAGACAACAATGATTATCAGCCCATCCATTAAATCCATCCGTATTGACAACCATCTTAAAAACACCTTTGGTGTTGACCGCGAAGAGGCAATCCTTGATGAAGTGTGCGTACCTGCACCCATTGGTTGCGGCCAACCTGTTGTCAAGTTTCGCACCGAGGCAGACGCGAAGGAATTTACAATCTCAGGACTTTGCCAGTCCTGCCAAGACGAACTTTTTGAAGATACCAAGATTGAAAAATGGTGCTTTGACGCAGATGTAGGAGAGTAGCATGGAAGATAGATTGAACACAATTTTAAATATTTTTGAACGAGCATTGGTAGAGAACTTCAAAGGAGAGAAGTCAGACTACTCTCTAAAGAATGATTACATTGATATGAAGTACGAATTCTTGAAATTGCTTCTTGAGGCAACCCACAAGGAACCAACCAACTTTAGCTTTGACTTGTTTCAAGAAAAGGTCAAATCAACCAGCCCCCTTATGCAAGACAATTTCAAGAGATTTGAAAACACCGAAGCATTTTCCCTTACCAGAACCATCAACGATTAGGAGTTACCATGGCAAGAGCAGAAGAAACAATTAGAGTATCCACTGAAACAGAAAAGTGTTTTGTGACAATCAAAGAATTCAAAACTCGATTGCACAGAGGCGAGTTCCCTAACATCTTACAACGCTTGCAGTCTCGCCACGGCCGGCTCAACACAAAAGCTCTTCGTGCCGCAATCGCATACGGGCGAAAGTCTTACAAGTTGAGAAGCGGCAAACTGCGAACCAGGTCATGTGATCCGTATGGTGCAATATTGAAGCAAAAGAACGCTTCAAAGCATTGGGAAATTGACCTGATCTCTGCAGCAAAAGAAGACAAGAGGTTGAGGATGGCTAGAAAAGTAACGGAAACATTGAGGAGCAACCCACTGGTTCAGGAACTAAGAAGAATCGAGGAAGCTCAAGAGAGGCAGCTTACAGAGCTTAGAGGTAGAATTGAAGCTATTATTGAAGAACAGCGCAGCGCACTCATGAACGAAGTACAGTAAAAGGAGTTACCATGATTGAAATCAACAACCTTACCACTAAAGTATTAATGGCATCACGCCCACACTGCCCTGACGTAAGCCTGTTAGCTTTCCTGTCCGAGCTAGGGCGCTTGGACGATAATCAGCGCGAGCAAGTCTTGGAGACTGCTCGTATTGCTTATGAAGATTATGACAAGCGAAACAACTTTGAATGGGACCACGGATGTTACAGGGACTAGAACTGCTTTCAAAGGTTTTTGATGGCAAGTCTTATAAGCGTGTTAACATGAAACCTCTCCTAAAGTTCTGGCTTGTTCTGCCGGAGAGGTGGTCGCGATATAGAGGCAAAAAATCACCACACAAGAAGGTGAGAAAGTTAAAGCAATGAATTTTCTTGACATATGGAGTGAACTAGGTTATATTGATGGTATGATATTTTCCCTTTGGGTAGGGATCATGTACTATGGTAAGTGCCGAATCGACCACAAATTTAAGTGCAAGGAGAATAAAAATGAAGTATGATAATTTTAATTCCATTGTGGATAAAATGATGCTCTACGAAGGTGGAGATATGAACGAAGAAGAGACAGTAGAATTCTTTCAGGAACTACTTGACCGCAGACTTATCAACAGTCTTCAGGGCCACTACCAACGAACTGCAGAACTCTTGCTGGAGCTTGGTCACATCGATTTGCGAAAGGGACAATAATGAGAGCAGCAGACTTTTTAAACCAAGACATGGTGAATGACATCATGTCAAACATGCACCCTGACAGCAACTCAATTGAGTGTGTCATGTTGCAACAAGTAAACGGTGTCAACTCGTTCAAGACGGGCGACAGAGAAATTAACCCCTTTATTCTTGCTGAGATTACAAATGGTAACAGTTTTTCTCAGTACCCCAAGGGTTCTATCGTGCTTGTTCCAAGGAACAACTGTCACTTCTTGCCTAGCAAAGTTGGGCAAACAACTGTATGGTTCCGCTTCTTCATTGCAGAGAAGCATGTCAAAGGCATCGCCCACAACAACGGCAAGTGGAACATCTCAGAAGCCAACAGGTGGGGCTCTTAATGACGTTCTTGGAGTGGGAGATATACTATCGCTACGAACTAGAGCAAGCCAACAAAGCGACTGAGGAATTTCTGTCTGCTGCCGTTGGTATTCTCAACCAAGAACACATTGATGCCATCAAGATGCTTCTCGATGTATCCAAGCATGTTGTGGAGAATGGCTCACTGGATGAGGATACAAACAAGTGGAAGGTCGAATAATGATTGTTCCCGGCGACTTAGTGAAGCACGCAGATTGGGAATTCAACCCTGTTAACTGCAAGCGAGAAGGAATAGGGTTTGTTGCAAGTTACGACAAGCAAAAGTGGTACGACTCTGGAAAGAATCACCACCAGTGGGTCATTGTCCATTGGATACCATTCGCCCCAAGCACCTCTAATGCGGTATACCATGTCGATTCGCTGGTGAGAGTGTCTCATGGAGATTAAGGTTGGCGACTTAGTGAGGTACGACCCGAAGGTGTTTAGAGATCCGACCTTAACTCAGACACACCAAATGCCCTTCGGCTGGCTCAGGGACGACTATGAAGGTTGCGAACCTGAATGGCTCGGTATCATTTCCAAGGTCGATAAAAAGATGTGGGGCACCCATGGCGGCATGGGATATGAGGTTTTATGGAGTCACGGTTATGTGGAGAAGGTTTATGCCTTTGAACTAGAGAGAGTAGAGGTAGAGAAGGATGATTAAAAAAGAATTTAAAAACGGAGTTGTTTATCTTGGAGATTGTCAGGAGGTAATGGAAACACTAGACAGAAACTCAGTCGAGGTGTGTGTTACATCACCACCTTATAATCTTAACAAGAGATACTCTAACTATGAGAACTCAAAGACTAGCAAGTCTATGACGGAAAAGTACGACAAGTGGTATGCTGATGACATGCCCGAATGGGAATACCAAGGTTGGCAGCAATCAGTCATTCACTCTCTGATGAGAGTCTGTGCAAGTAGCATCTTCTATAACCACAAGGTTCGCTTCGCTTGGCACAACCGCAACATCTTTCGTTCTGAGAGCAACCTGCATCATCCGATGCAATGGCTGGCCAAGTTCCCCATCTGGTGTGAAATTATATGGGACAGGTGCGGCATTGGCAACCCTTCAAGGCGTTACCATATTCAAGAGGAGCGAGTCTACCAGATTCAGAAGCCTCGCAAGTGGAGCAATGACTTGGGGCTCACAAACATATGGAAGATACCACCATCAAGAAACGATGGGCACGTCTGCACTTTCCCTGAGAAGCTGGTTGAGAACTGCATCTTACCCACCACAGAAGAGGGTGACACGATTATCGATCCTTTCTTGGGCGCCGGCACCACTGCAGTCGTAGCCATCAAACACAACCGACGCTTCATCGGTATCGAAAAGGATGAAGAGTATTTCAAGCTGGCCTGTGAGAACATTGCGAAGGCAGAAGAAAATAACACGCAAAAAGTGCTTGACATATCTTCAAGGGTGTGATAAAATGTTAACAAGAGAGGGATCATCCTCACTTAAACAACAGAAGAGGTAATACAGTGTTTGAATTCTTAATTTTATTTGGTATTTTTTATATTTGTCTGTGTCAGACTAAGGAGTATAATCGTGACTAAAATTAATCCCTATGATTTACCAACAACAGAAGAGCGAAACATCCGTATCGTCTTGAAGAACATCAGTTGGGACACCGATCTGCAGGAAAGAGAGATAAGACTCCCCAGCTCAATGAGTATCCCTGTGGACAGCAGTCTACCAGAAGAGGAGATGATTTCCAGGGCAATCGATGCTGCATCTGACGCTTGGGGTTATTGCATCAATGATTGTGACATCAGCCCTGTTGATTACGGTTCACCGAATCCTCCCACCCCCTTAACATGCGACACCTCCCTATCAGATACCCTTGATTATGAGGGGGAGATATTCTAATGGCACCTACAGACAAGGAATACATAGAATATCAGTGTCGCTTGTTGTCTTAGGAGCTAGTTATATGTATGGATATGGATGGCTTTGCAGGAATTTTTTTATATATGATGCTTCTTATTTCGGGATGCATGATGGTGTGGTTCCTGCTCACTCACACAACAACACCTCTGTAACTACGGGGAAACATCAATGGGCTTAGCTCCCTATTTCGACAAAGACTTGAAGGGCGAGTGGTTCCTTGTTTATGTTGTAGATATGCTTGTATGGTTTGCCATCGGATACATAACCGCCGGAGGAACATTGTGAAGAAAAAACCAATACCAGACGTTTCAGACATACTGGAAGCCTTTGATAATAAGAACAAGTTCGCTATTAAACACCCAGCTATCGCAAAGGAAAAAGCAATGGAAGATTTAAGAAACAGAGAAGAAGACATAAACGCCATGGCCGCCAGAGATTTTAATACCATCACTCTTGGAGATTATATTAGTGCAGCGCACGTTTACAATCGAGAGATAATGGGCGGAACCATCGATGCAGAACAGCGTTCTGCTTACTTTACCCTCTTCGCCTTTGAAGAACGGGCAAAGAGAATCTGTGAACACTTTAGCTATATTCAATAGAGGTTGAGAATTATGAGCGGTTCTAGTAGTGTTGTCCTTACCATTGGGGAGTTAACCTATATTTATGAGACTCTACATGAGAGGAGAACATCTGGCGTGGATTCCAAAAAAGAGAAGAAATTGTGCAAGAGCGTCATGAAGACTATCGAAGAAGAGATGTTCAAAGTAGAAGAAGAGGGGGGTGATAAAGATGAGTGAGGATAATCCGGACTTCTTGTATGAGGTTGGCGATTTGGTGGAATTGGCTCGCTTTGGGTTCTCCCCTCAACATGCAAAAGACAGAGTATATGGACTTGTAATCGGAGTGATAGGCCCCGTCGATTATTTTGTTCCTCGTTATAGAATTCGCATTAACTATAGGCCCGATGGTGATGAGGCACACTTAGACGATTTCGTTGTATCGCGAAACGAGAAGGTAATAACGGTCATGGAATATGACATCGTAGAACGCACCCAAAACGGCGGGAGAGAATAGAAGGACCTCAGAGGCAAAGGCGAAGCCGCGCAGAAACTTGACGGAATTTTTTTTATGAAAGAAGAACAAAAGCAGTTTAAAAATGGTGATTTAGTGCTAGTCCAGCCAATGAGGTATTGCTTCACCATCACCGAAGGTGGTATTGAGGTGCTAAATGAGGAAACTCCGCAAGCCAAGCTCATGCACCATTGGACCGCAGACGGATTCAAAGCTCGCGTCCTAAGCTCAATCACCCTACATGGATCCCAAAACACAGAGGAATACCTTGAAGTGAAGCTTTTCGGCAAGGGCCGTAAGCACTTTGTGAACCGCAATGAAGAAAAAACCAAGGTTGTTTGGATCCAAGAGCGCCTAGTTACTAGATGTAAGGACGGCAAGAAAAAGGAATAAACAACCCAGTGAGCGAAGACATCTTAGGACCAGATCAGTTGAGGGTAGGCGACATTGTTAAGCTATACAACTACTACTGTGGGTACGATGAGTTCACAAGAATGGCGCCAGAAATTACCGGCATGCTAATTAAAATAGGTAGAGAAACTCAATTCGAGTTCTACGAGATAGCAGTAATGAAAGACGAGTGCGGCAATGGCGGATATGTCCAGAGATACTTAACAAGCGATTTCTTTGTAATAAAGATAAGCAGCAAATACGAAAGAGAGGTCAGTGATGGCTAAGGGAAGAAAGAAAAAAGAAAAGTATAGTACAAAGCAAGATAACGTTCCAAACGATGACGCATTACGAAAGTCGTTGATTGAAGAGTTTATCGCAAGCAACTCGAAGGACGAAGAGATGTACCAAGAGTTTGAAGCAGTGCCTTATGAAGCAGGACAAATTGTTCGCTCAACTGCAGGTAGCAAAGGCAAGAAGAAATCTTAAGGAGATTCAAAATGAAAAACAAAAACATTACAATAAAGGTCTTGATGGAGACAATGAGAAAGTTGAATCAAGAGGGTTATGAAGACATTGGGTTAGCCCACAGAGATCCAAAGACAGGCAAGTTGAAGCCACCAACAAAGAACATATCTTTAGAATTCCCAGACCCAGAAGGTGGCCACTTATCACAGAAAGATTTGCTAAAAATTCAACAAACTAATGCCCCCACAAGCGGTACAGCAGACGACCAGCTTGACGCAACTGCTTTCCACAAGGGGAACAAGGAAAAGAATAAACCAAAGGGTGAGTTCGCTAAAGACCTACCAGCACATGCAAGCTCACTAATAAGCGCCGATGAAGAGGATGAGGACTTGTCCAACGCTTTTCCAATGCCGTCCAGTGCAACGCTAATGAGGGCCAATGAAACAGCAGTCGTCTTGGATGATCCAGACAGCAATCCCTTTTCAACAAACGAACCAACGCGAACAATGGCTTACGATCTTGAAGACACTGTTCCAGACGCAGAGTCAGAGACAGAAGAACTTGTTGATAGACTAAGCGATCAAGTGGTCACAACCTTAGAACTCAACGGACCATTCGACCCATCAAGCGAAAAGGCAAGAGCAGCCATCGAAGATGCAATAATGACTGTACTAAAAGACATGGATAGAGCAGACCCATATGATAGGAGCTAAAGATGTCAAAGTCATGGCTAGATATTGAGAAAGAAGTGGAGCAAGAAATGTTGGAAAGATTCAACAGTGTTCCTATCGAACAAAGAGCAAAGCTTGGACTCGAAGGCCCAAGCACAAAGGCCCATGATAATAGGCAGTGGGTCCAAGCTTATGTGCGACTATTAGCATGGAAGAATAAGTGTCGTGAATTGCACGAACTAGCATACCCCATCGCAGCCAACAAGAGTTCTGCGGGGAATAAAAAAATAAAGTTAAAAGAAGTAAAGTAATGCCCTTAAGCAAGAGTTATATAGCAGAGCTTAATAAAGAGATAGCACACTGGACATACTTGTATGAAAGGGGCTGTATAACTCAGGATACATATTTGGTTGAGAGAGCTACACTTATAAGAGATTACTATATGAAGTATTATGATGATGAAATGAATTGCCTACTAGACTATGAGAAGGATACTGAACCTAAAGGTCTAGTTGGTATAGCCCTTAAACTTGTGAGGAAACTATTTTAGTATAATGGCGGCATCCAAGTTACTATATAAGGTTGGTGATTTAGTGAAGGTTAAAGAGGCAACCTATCACTACATGGATATTTCTGAGACTTTCCCCGGCGGCATGGGTCTGGTTGTGGGCAGGACAGATAGTTGGTATGAAGCATATGAGCAAACCAAGCAACAGCCCGATCTTAGCAAAACCCACTATTGGGATAATGTTAATTATTCCCCCTATAGAGTGTTGATGTGTGGTAGCCATGAAATGGAATGGATAAGCCCCGAACACATGGAACCTGCATACGACCAGCAAAACAAAGACGATGAATAAATTGAAGGTCTGCCGTTTAGCAGTTTAACGCGGTGGTGCCTAACATATAATATTTTATGTAAAGACGTTCATATTTATTATATAATATGTGCCGTCTGTAGTGCCTATTTAATATATAATAAATGGTGATGGTGTATTAAATAGCCTGTTTTATATATTAATGCAAGGGGCATAGTGTATTTAAGGGGGCTTTGGTGGTATCTAGTGGATCAAGGTGGTTAGCCCTAGCACGTTGGTGCTAACTAGATCCCATCGCTAAAAAGTGATCTCTATTTCTCCTTATTAAACGCCCACTTGCAACACTGCGACATGCCGCTACACCTGCCTAACCCCCCGTACTTGCTAACCTTTCTACCCCTTGCACTGCGCCAATCCGATGCAGATCCGCCATCCCTACCATTTAGCCGATCCGCATAAGTCCAGCAAACCCGCATAACTCCAGCAATCCTACGCAAGTACCACATATCGATTAATCCCCTGCGTTTTCGAGGAGTTAGGGATAAAACGACATAAACACAGGCAAAGGGCTTGACTTCTCTATCCAGTGTGTTATAATGGGGACACACAGAACGAACCCAAAAGGAAGTAAGCATGCAAAAAACATATTTAAACATCCCCAACACAGGCACAAATCAAAACATGGTACGTCAAGCCGTATCTCAATTCATGGTTGAACAAGTTTTAACCAAAGATGAGATAATGGAGCTTGCCATGTCGCACCTTGAAGAAACCTATGAGGCAGCAGGGCATAGCATTGGCGACCTTGCCAAAATGGTTAAGCAAACCAACATCCCAAGCCAAATTAACTTTGACGGCACAGAGGGTCCATCACAGCCTAATCACATGCTTTGTCATGGCTCTATTCCAGGCTACAACGGCGATGGTCCACAATACTATTTTTTCACTAAAGAACAAGATTACGAATACTCCGCAATGGAAGTAAAGGAAGAGGTGCAATAATATGCAATTAAGTAAAGACGAAGTAACGAACGAAGCACAATCCGCCATCATGACGGTATTCGCAGAGCATTTCAAAGATATGCTCGCAGAAGATAGCGGCAATCACATCTATACAACCAAGGCAGACAAGCTAATATGCAACAGTGTTGTTAATGCTGATGATGATGCAGGTGAATGGAGCCGTGAAGCTATGGTTATCATCTATCATGTCAATGGTATGCCTTCCATCAACCGCATTGAAGAGTGGGGTAAGGTGTCTGACATCCTTGATGACTATTATGTAGAAGCAATCAACCCTGAAGTATCAGCAATCTATTCTTTATAGGAGCCTCGAATGAAATTAGAACCATTAGGTAAGAACCAAACTCGCGTAATCACTCAACTCAAGGATGCAAAGGAGAATTTCACTTGGGATAAAGACATCTACTTCTCTTATGGGGTGCCTGTGCTTATCATTAACTATCGTGATGCAGAAATCCACGAAACCGCAGAGAAGTATTCTTCAACCACTAGCAAGCACCTCAATTCATTCAAGCGGATGAGTAACCGCTATGATGATCGTGGTGGCCCTATCGATACTGCTGTGTTGCATGGGCGTGAATGGCAAGTCTTCCTAGCACCTGAGTCTCGAATGCATACCGTTGCGGGGCAATGCTAATGAATTATTCAAAAGATAAGGAAACCACAATGACTGATAAACCCGACCTATACTTGGCCGTAGACAACACCTGGGCTCGCTATGAGGTCCGTTCTATTAACGCGCATGGCCAGACCATCCTATCCTGTCACATGACCTTGGACGAAGCGCAGGAGCATGCTAAGGTCCATGCTGCAAGCGGTTCGGTGGTGGTTGTCTACGATGCAGAACTGGAAGAACCAATCGGTGGCGTACATCGCAGGGGAGAATAAAATAATGATTGAAGACTACATTAACTTAATAACAGCATGGGCAAAGACTCGCGGGTATAGCGTGTTCGGCAAATGGGATGAAGATGCATTCTACGACAAAGACAAAGAAATTGTATATAGTCTCAGGACTAAAGAGAAGAAGTATCAAATGTATTCTCTGCTCCACGAGTGTGGGCATGCGCTTGCATTCGAGAGCAAAAGCTACAAGAACCGTTTTCCTACCATGTCTAAGCGAAGGTTCAAGACTGCAAAGGTCAATTCAAGAACGAATACCTTTAAGGTTGAACAAATCGTTGAAGAACACGATGCATGGCAACGAGGGCTCAAGCTCGCATGCAGACTCGGTATTGAAATAGATAAAGAAAACTACAACAAGTATGCATCACGTTATGTGATGTCTTATATTCGAAAGGCAAAGTAATATGTTTAAACACTGGAACAAGAAACTCTTGGCAGCTCACCTCGCAGACGTCGCATGCTGGTTCACCCTCGGCATCATCATCGGCTCATACTGTTTATAAAGGATAACATCATGCGTAAATTCACACAATCAATCTTGGGTAAAGGCGTTACATTCACAAAGCTCTGCAAGGTGCGGGATGCTCGTGGCCGTGTCGACTATGCTCGCAAAGACATCGACGGCATCGTCACAGAGAACGATGGCTATCTATGCACCGTTCGCGGATGGGACGGAACCATGCACACCAACGTGGAAACAACTGAACTGGTAACATGGGCAGAGGCAGACGAGCCAACCCAAGACATGCCATGCTTAGACTAATCCTCATGGGGCTGTTCATCATTCTGGTGGCTGCTCACGAACGGCTTGAACGCAAGCATGAGCTTATGCTCGAGTGCTATGTAGAATCAAGCTATTCGTTAACAGAGTGCATCGCACTCGTAACACTAACCAACACCCACATCCGCTAAGACAACTTCGCGGGAACATAAAAATAAAAAGGTAAAAACAAATGAACACAACAGTAGCAAAGATATTAGTAGATAACAATAACATCCTATGGAACATGGAGTATGATGAGATGGATAACTCAGTAACTATAGTAAGTGATAGAGCAACCCACGGAGGCTATGCAGTCCTTAGCCAGTATAGCATGGACAATGCATTGGGTCATGACGTCCCTATGTCTATACAGTATAGCGCAGAGGATATGATAGCGCAAGACAATGACGACCTGCTCTCGCTCGACGCCATCATTGAAACCTACACAGAAGAAGAGTGTAATGAATCTAAGCAGTACTACGCTTAGGCCGAGCGTGAGCGAGGCTACGCTTAAAGCACAGTCCATTGCAGAACCGTTGAAGGGGTAATGGGGGGGACACCCCCCTCCCCCCCTAGCCGGAATCTGGGTGTCTACTGGGAGGGTGGTTTTCAACCTAAGTACATTCACGCGCTACACCCCCAAAAAAATAGCCAGAGAAAAAAAGGATAGATTATGAAAATTGGTGATTTAGTTGAAAGAAGAATGGACAATACAATATGGTTGGTGCTAGACATCTACTTCAAGCACTCGCTTCTAGTGAGTGCCAAAACAGGCAGACGACGTTGGGAACACAAAGACGCTTGGAGGAACTATGAAACAAGGTGATTTGGTAAAGGAGACAAGATAATGAAACTAGAAGTAGCAGGTGATATATTCGCAGGACTCATCGCAGCATCGGTGTTCTTGTTTTCGGCATTGATGCTTAAACCAGCAGAGAAGAAAGAAGATAAGAGTGAAGACTAATTATATACATGAAGATAGGGAAACTAACTCTCGGGATTATATTGGTAGCATTGGTAGCAAAAGTGCTTGCAGAGAAGTTTGCCCTATTCATGGAATGTAACACACAGTCGGCACACACAATATCAGAATGTGTTATCATTGGTGTGCTTTACTAAAAACCCACAGGTGAAAATTATGAAAAGAACAATTCAATTTATTGGAGTTGGTATTGTGTTTGCAGCACTAACCATAGAGACTATTAAAGATAAAATAAAAGGAGAATCAAAACGATGAGCGTAGAAGAGATATTGATTTTGTGGATTACAATGAGCACAGTTTTAGGATTGTTGCTGTTCGTTGAAGGAACAAAAAAGAAATGAAGACTTTTGTAGGGTTTATAATCAGTTCAATAGTCGTGTTTGCAATGGGATGCATGTTGTTTAAAAACTTCGTGCTTATGTGTTATAATATAGGAAAGAAAAGTGATGAGCAAGAATGACGACAAAATAAAGGGTTATACACTCAAGCCATTCTACATCTTAGAGATTGGTGATTTGGTTCAAGTCAAAGAGTGGGACTTGTATTATCCGGGCCAGTTAGGAATCGTCATTGGAAAGAAGGGCACTTACGGTGTCGCTTGTGACGTCATGTTATCATCGGGTGAGAAAAAGACCATGATGAATTTTGTTTTGGAGAGAGTTGATGGAGAAAAATAACAAACGGCCTGCACGAAAATCGCAGGAAAAAAAACGGCGCTTTAACGTTGGTGACTTAATCAAGATTAGGCCCAATGCGCATTTTATTGAAGATGAGTTCATGGGCGCACACGGCTTAATTGTGGCGTTCAACAAGACGGGCTACCCTAAAGGCTTCAGTGGTCGCGAAAACGACGGCACAATGTATACAGTGGCCGCACAGGGCAGGAATATTAAACTATTTGAAGATGAAATGGAGAAGATCAGATGATTGAAGTTGGGAATGTTGTCGAAGTATGCTTGAACACGAAGGCTTCCGTCTTCTTGGGCATAGTCTTAGACACAAACAGTAACATGGATTGGAAAAATCATATGTGGTATAAGGTGCAGCCACTATCCAAGAAGGATATGCCGGGAATTTTTTGGTTTAAAGAGAACAAAGTTGAGAAAATTGCCAATACACCGAGCTTCTTGTCGATAGACGGAGGCAAATGTGACGACTAAATATCCAGCAAGGTACGATTTCGGTGCCAAGCCCGTAACATTTGGTTATAATACGACGTTTGGACCGGGCGGCTACACTGTTTATCGGGTATTGACCGACTCGGCAGGTGATATTTACAATTCAAGCATCGCAGATTTCGCGCATCGAACACATGCAGAGCTGTTTTTGCGAGCTTTGAGGGAAAATAATGAGCAAAAAACCAAGACTACCAAGAAATCCGCTAGTCCCAAAGCTAAATGATCACAAGAATCAAGTTTTCAAGGACAAGAAAAAAGAAAAAAGCAAAAACATTTGCAGGGAGAAGGTAAAAAATGATTAAATTACATAGTGACGTAGAAGAGCAATTATTTTATTACGAAAGAGACAATGATATTTACAAACTTATGCGCTGCATGGGCGAAGATGACAAAGATTTCTTCGTTGTTAGAGATAGAGAAGACAATCCTTTGCTAATGTGCTTGGAAAAAGAACCAGCAATGAACTTTTTCTTCTATAAGTGCAAACTTGCAGAGGCTAAAGACGCTCCAGACACATAATTATAAGCACCAAAGGTGTTTGTATGTCCGATAATAGAAAAGCAATATTTAAGAAAGGTGATTTAGTTAATGTTCTTAGCAATTATAGAGAGATAATAGTTGCGTCAGGCCTATACATGGGATTAGACATTAACGAAATGTATGTAAAAGTTTTGACTGAGAATGGAAAATTAAGGGAATTTGATTTAACCTTCTACTACTTAGAGAGACTTTAAGTTTGGCGGGTGATAATTCAATGATATGTTATGTAGATAAGAAGGTGTTTGAACACCAAGAGGAGTGGTATGAGCAAAGCGTTCATATATACCAAACACTACCAAAGAACGATGAATGGTTTGGAGACTATACCGTTACACAGACTCACGATAGTTTGAGGTTTCAGGGAAAATACCATGTGTCTGAATATACCGAGCGACCTGATGATGTTGTTGACTTTACTATTATATTTTCAAAAGACCCCGAAAAGCATTTCGCTTTACAGTTCAATGGTTCCAAGTCTCAACGTCTCGCTCGAAAATTTCACTTAAGAGGGTATCTGGAAAATGAAATAATAGAGAGCCTATATAATCTAGGCGGTTTTCCGGATTTTGTATATTCCCTAACCCTTGGGGATTTAATGTAGAAAGGAGTTTACTTATGGTAAAGCTCGAGAAAGGCGAATTAATTTCGTATAAGAAAAGTTCTAATTTTAAGAAGCGTCTTGGTATCGTTGTGTCCGAGCCGTATATGTCTAAGTCTGGCTGGAAGGTCAAGACCTATTGCGATGGCAATGTTTATAGTAACACGATAGAGAGTATCGGAAGGGTAGGCGATGATGTTGAAGTTATTAAGCCGAACATTTCGGGATATTAAAAGATTCTTTATAAAGATGACCATTCACTTTATTCCCCTCGTTAAACTGTGGTATGGAATTACCATGAGAGTAACTAAATTGAGTTCTACGCGGGTGAGTAAATTTGATTCTTTGGACGATATTGCAAGTTCCTATGGAAGAGGCGCGAGATATAAACGTGACCCGTTAAACGGCTTGCTAGACAATTTAACGCATCCAAGCCGATTGGCATTCAACGCAGCTAACGAGCTGCCGTTTGGTGATTGTGATGATCACGCTATCTATTGGTGTGTGGCCCTGCTCAAGAGCGGGTTCGCAAGTCGTGCGTGGTTCTGCATTTATCAAATGGAAAAAGAGGATGGCTGTTTTAGTGGTCATGCAATCTGCGTGTATCAAGCAGTGGACAGCGATATGTATTATTGGACTGACTATGGCTCTGTCTTATTCTTGGATGAGTATCGAGATAAGTGGATTTACCGTTCTGCAGAGGTCTACGGTGCTACACCTCTATGCGGTTCTATGATAGAGGTTGTTGATGTCAAGGAAGATGATACACCTGTGTTTGGTGAAATCACCGTTTTAAAGCTATAGGGCCCAATAAAAAATTTACGGACGAATCCTGCGAGCTTTGCGAGTTATAAAAAATTTCCCGTTTTGCATGCGCGGGATAGTTATATTCATGCACCAACCCATCGAAACAAATAAAAATTTCTCGCTCGGCGATATTGTTGAACTCGACAATGGCATGCCTGAGTTCGAAGATCTTATTGGGGTTGGCGTTATCATCTCTGTTGATGGGGAAGACATCGAAGTCCACTGGCATAGTGACGTCTGGCTACAAGGTAGAACACAAAAAATGAAGGCATGCGAAATAAGACACGCTAATCTTCTTTAGAGCCTACTATTTACCTTTATGGCAAAGAAGACCCGAATACCCGAACTCGTTGTTGGTAAGATTTATATTGACGATGGTCGAGGCAATAATGTATATACCCTTGACGTAGACAACAATAACGGCGGTGCTCTTCGCATTGGAGATAACAAGAATGGCTCCGTTGCAACAATCAACCAAAACACTGGTGAGATTTCTGCCACAAAGATTCGCGGTAGTTCCTTGCATGGTGATGGTTCTGAAATTGAAGGACTGACACAGCAGGAGTTACAAGAGATAGAGAGTGCCAAGCTCGTTACTATATCTTCTGATAGGTTGTTCTTTGTTTTTAAAGAGAACGGTCTTCCTTACAATTCCGGAGAGAAAGCTACAATAACTGCAAACGTACAGAACATTGACGATCCGATTGTGTGGTCAGCCGCTGATGGATTTACAGCGTATACGACAGTAGGCAATGAGCTTGAGATTCAAGCCAGTGCATTGAATAGTTTGAACTCTGTAACGATAACAGCAACTGCAGGAAATCTATCTGATAGTACAACGATTGGTAAAGTAACCAATGGTGCTACAGGTAAGAGTGCTGTTACGATACTGATGCCTAACGACACTGTTAATTTTCAATCTTCTGCCGATGGGAGTCTAGTTGACCTGAGTGCAGGTAAATCAGACATTGTTGTTTTATATGGTTCCGATCAGTTGGTTCCCACAACAGAGGCACCAGCGAACGGAGAGTTCAGAGTAACTGTTGCACCCGGCGCAGGCGACGAGAACATAACCGTCGGTAGTATTGAGAACAAATCGTTTAAAGTTACTGTTGGCGACACAACCAATCACTCAAGCATGGTTGCCGACAGCGCATCCATTACTTATACCATAGAAGTTAAAACCACCGACGGTGATGCACACACGTTTGAGAAGGTGCAAACCTTTACTAAATCAAAAGATGGTTGGGATGGCTCAGCTGGTAAGACACTAAAGCTTACCGCAGACGATTACCAAGTAGCATACAACCAGATGGGCGAATCGCCAGACCCGCAAGTCATAAACGTCACCGCAACACCTGGCGGTACAAGCGAAACCCTAGAATACAAATTCTATAAAAACAACGTAGCTGTAACTGGATGGCAGACCAGCAACACGCACCAGTTTACACCTTCCACGTCACATGACACGTTTGGTAAGATGACTATCAAGGTCGAAGCAACAACGAATTCAACTGAAGATCCTGCGGAGATATACGCTCATGATAGCATATCTGTTATCGGAACAAAAGAAGGAGAGAATGTTGTAAGAATCAGTGCTGACAATCCTTCTCACTCTTTTACTGTCGACGCTGACGGCACTATCTCTGCAGAAGACTATGACGTTGGCGCAATAAACTTTAATTTATATTTTGGAAATACTGAACTCTCTCCGAACGTAAGTGCAGTGTTTGATCCGGAAGACAGCGAAGAAGAACTTCTTGAC